TTGCCACTACAACCATTTTGCAAAGCAACACATAAAGTTCTGTTAATTCGCCTTGCAACTGAATTGAATATTCCAATTTCTGAATATCACTCCAATTCTTTTGTTGTGTTGCTTGACCTCTGAACAACAATGGCACTCTTGCCTCAAACCTCGTACAAGGGAAAAATGCTAGAACTAAATCGTCTTTACATATGTCATCAAAAAGGCTAAACTCCCCATTGTACCCCCCCTCAATCTCTTTAAATAAGTCCATAACATAATCAGTCTGTCCAAATTCATTCTGATTGTCGTAGTCGTATGCTTCATATCCCAACTTTTTGAACTCGTTCTTAAATGTGCCAGATTGTTCAAAAAGGCAATGCACTTTCAAAATTCAATCACACCTCACTTTCTATATGCCCGTATTTTCGATTTCTAGCCACTTTCGGATTTTAATGGATAAATTATCGTTCGGTGACTAAAAATCGAATGTAGGGCTTGTATGTCAGCCTACATATCAATGTAGCAAATCATCAAATGAAATCTGCCCGTCCGCATCTTCCTTGAATGCAAGCATTTCATTCTTTGCACGTTCGTAGAAATTACGATCAATTTCAAATCCATACGCATTTCTTCCAAGATCATGAGCGGCTCTTAGCGTTGAGCCGCTTCCACAACAGGGGTCTATCACAACATCTCCAGGATCAGTGAAAATTTCAATCAGTTTTTTAATTACGGCAACAGGCTTTTGAGCTGGATGAATTTTAGGTATATCTTTTCCGTCACGCTCCCATGTGAACCAATTAAAAATCATATGACCGGTTCCACGGATATTCTTTCCATCCTCATCAATCTGCAATCCATTTCTGAATTTTGGCAACTTGTCCCTGTAAAGTACAATCGCATACTCAGTAGCTCCAACAATACGCATATTTGCTTTCAGCACTTGCGGACTGTAGTTTTTTACAAAAACAAGAGGAATGTAATGAACAAATCCATGCTTTTTAGCTGCATTGATAAGGGTATGAATTTGTTCAAAACTGCAAAACACAATCATGCATGGGCTATTACTGCTCCTCCCTCTGCTTTGCGCTTTTGTATCCTCCTTTTTTAACATTCTCGAACAGAAATGAAAATACTCATACAGATTAAAGTTGAAATCCGAATTGAATGCAGATTTTCCTGCCAATTTACTTTCACCGTTCTTATTGTCCCCCCCCCTTATACCACATTGGATTGCTGCCATAAAAATTGTTTCCAACATTATACGGAACATCTGCAATCACAAGCTGTGCTTTTGGTATATTGTATCTCTTAAAGCCTTGCATTGAATCTCTGTAAATCTCACACTTTAACTTTTTTTCATGCTCCATCTTTTACACCTCAATACTTTATATTCAGTCCGCCGTTCTCGTTAATCCAGTCTATGATTTCCTTATAGCCCAGTCCTCCATCCTCAACAGGTTTCATGATGTACTCATACTGTTTTGGATGTGTTACCTTCATTTTCTCAAATCTACCATCGCCGGGCTTTTCGAGGTGGCATCCATATCCACAAAACATACAGCCGGTTCGACTGCATCCTGTTGTGTGCAAGACTGGTCTTCCTAAATCAAAAATGCCCATTTCAGATACATCTGAAAGCGTCAACTGACCGCTTTCTTCATCATCTGTAATAATGTCACCATATACTGAACATATAGGCAGATTATTCAGCCGGATATACCACAATACATCCTGTTCCGTCCAGAATGACATAGGATTGCTGATCGGATGTGACATGTGAAATCCGTTGCATCCATTTTTTAGCCATTGTTGTGTCCTAAGTCTGCTTTCACTTGCCATCTGCGCCGTAATTCCGTGACTTCCAGTTTTGCGTTCATATGTATGAATTGGACCCTTTTTCATCACGCTACAACACTTATTCGATATCGGATAAGGGCAATCAAGCAAAAACTTATATCTTTCACATGAGAAATTGCTGCGGTCTTTGCTAGGGATATTCTCCGCTATCTGATTGTTCTTTCCCAACATTCCTAGAAGCATTGCTGTACGTATCCTCTGTCCTTTTATCTTTCGTTTTTTGATACTCTCCAATACCACGGAGCTTTCTATATTTGTTATCTGCCCCCCCAGAGTAGGGTTTCTCAAAGCCTCCACATCCAAAAAGTTTGTTATATTCGAATGTATACTTGCGTTTTGCCCCCCCCCCGAATGTCCTTTATATTGACCTGTTCCGCATAATCTTTCGTAATTATATGCATACTTGCATCTGTCTGTCTGTCTGTCTGTCTGTCTGTCTGTCTGTCTGTCTGTCTGTCTGTCTGTCTGTCTGTCTGTCAAAGCATTTTCGCTTTCAGCTAACGCTGTCAAGTATTTTTTTGCACCATATACGCATTCTGAAACTTCCTTTGAGATAAACGGATATCCGTATTTCTGCAAAACTTCCTTGAATGTCAATTTAGGCTTTAACCAAACAACATTATCGAAAGTCTTTACAAACTGCCTGATCTCTGGATATTCAAGCCCGGTATCGACATATACAGCTTTAATATCTGGAAACATTTTTCTCGCAATATCAAGCAAAACTGTACTGTCTTTACCACCTGAAAACGAAACATACACACCGTCCATTCCGTATTCGTCCACCCACGCACTTAACCGCAACTGCGTCATTCTGATTTTTGCTTCAAGCGGAAGTGACTGCATCTGATAGAGGTCAAGCATTGTGTGTTTTGGTTCACTCACTGTTATACCTCCTTAATTAAACGGAAGTCCATCTTCCTCAGAACCGTCCGGAATGCTCATAAATCCGTCAAGCGGTGCATCATTTCCGGGTGCGGGCTGTTCGCTGTTGCGCTTGCTCTCGCAAAACTCATGCGAATCGACCACTACATCTGTTGTGTAAACTTTCTGACCTTCCTTATTCGTGTAGCTCCCAGTCTGAATGCGCCCCTCAACAGCAATCTTCGTTCCCTTTTTAAGGTACTTCTCTGCAAATTCTCCGTTCTTACCAAATGCAATGCACGAAATAAAATCCGCATTCTGCTGATTGTCTGCCTTAACCCGGCGATCAACTGCAAGATTGTATCTTGCTACACACATGGACTGCTGACCTTGCGTGTAATTCACACTAGGGTCTTTTGTCAAGCGCCCAATTAAAATAACCTTATTCATTGGTTTTAATACCTCCTAAACTATGTTTATCATTTAAAAAAGCATTTACTTTTTCAATATAGTAAAAACCATCTATAAATTCTTGAACTGTACTTGTATACATTTGCTTTTTATTGCATTCTTCATAAAAACAGACTTTAAAATGAAGTTCTTTTATTAAATCATCAAATTCAACAATTATTGGTTTCCACTGATATTCCGTAGGAAGAAAAGAATTTATTCCCCATCCAGCTTTTGCTTTGTTATAATACTTATCCGTTCCATACAAAGATATTAAATGGCTTTCGATGGCTTCTGCTTCACTACGATTTTTTACAACTATATATTCTACCAAAAACTGTCCATCAATATACCAATCCTCTCTTGTATGTGTTTTGTGCCTATTTGCAATAGTTCCTTTGTAGACAATCCCAACATATTTAATTATGCCATCAGACATATCTGTATATCGGTATACGCAAACATATTCGTCCAATTTATGTGTTAATAAATCAATAGGTATCATTTTTCAATAATAAACCACTCCTTTAAAATGGAATCTCATTCAACGATACATTCAACCCGCTCCGGGCAATATATACGTTGCAACGAACTGTTTCTTTTAGCATTTTTAGCGCTTCTCCTCCGTCACAACTGCTATCCGATAGGTGACAAGCAATGACGTTTTGCAGATATTGTGTGCTGTTATGATTTAACCAATCGCAAGCATTCTGCACGCTCATATGCCCGGTTAGGACGTGCTTTCGCTTTGCTTCCGTGTCAAAGATATGTCGCTGATCGTAATTGGTTGCAATGAGTATGTGATTTATTTTTCGCTTACTCATATTCCATACCATCAACTTTGTATCCGTGAAATACAACATTTCGCCCATTTCTTTGTGCAGAATATAGAACCCATAGCATTTGCACTCTGTTCCGTCAGCATTCGAGTGCTGCCAAGTTCCAAATTCCTTGTCCATCAATGGAAGTGGAAATACTGTAAATTTTCCGAAATTCTGGGGCTTTAGCTCTGGTTCATCACTCTCATACGGGCACCAGACGTTCAGCCCCATTTTTCGTAAATCTCTAACAGACTTTGAGTGGTCTGTGTGGCAGTGCGTTACGCAAGCTCCTACAACCTGTTGCAGATTAAATCCAAGTCCGATTTTTAAAGCCATAATATCTGCACCAGCGTCAAGTATAAGCGTTTCCCCGTCACTACTTTGCAACAGATAGCAGTTGCCTTTAGAACCACTACATATACATTTTAGGTTCATTTCACCTCCTACGGATTGTAAAGAACGTATCTTGCATCAGAATACAGCTTTTTGGTATTACTCCAGTATAATCGTTTCGTTTTGAGCGGTTCTTTTAACTGCTTGTAATCACGCAATTCGTCAAAATAATGCGTCATTTCGTAAACCTTTTTGTTGTATTCCTTCTCCAAATTTGCTACTTTTTCCAAAAACTGATATGTAATGTCTCCTTCGTAAAACAGCATTCCGTCAAATATTCCGACCATAGCATTCAGAATATATCCATCGCATTCCCTGGGCGGATATTCAACAGCAAAAAACTTCTCAAACTTGTCAATCTCGATTGTCTTGTACTTTTTCCTAGCCTGTTCTGCTTCCTTCTCCATCTGTTCAATATCTGTTCTTGAACCACAATCGAAACATCCATTATCGGTCCTGTAGAAAAAGTAGCGATCATTACCTTCTACTTTTTGTATAATTCCGGTATAAACCTCTCCAAGAATAATCTCTCCCACAACATCACCGATTGAAAGTTTTTCATATTTTGGCTTTGGTTTCTTTTTTGCATCTTCCAGTTGTTGCATATATGAGAATATATCCATTTGACCTTCCATGCGCCCACCATATTCAAGAATTATCCTTGAATTCCTCATTGCATTCTTTGATTACGATTTTTGCAAAAATAAACATTAAACCAAACAAAACCACAACGAATGCAAGCACTACGATAACAAGAGCTACAGTCAACAAAATGTTTATGAAATCCAGCATCAACTATTCCTCCATGAATGCCGGAATGTTTTCACTTTCCTGTGGAACGTCTACAACCTCGACTTCATCCGGTGCAAAATCAACTGTGCTTGAATTTACCTCAACGTCATGTGTTACATCCTCCGCAACCATGTCAACACTTTCAACTTCATCCAGCCGATCGGAAATTTCAGAAATGTTTCCATCTGTGCTTGTGTTGGCAATAATCTTGCATAACCGGTTGATAACAGTCTTTTTTGCCATCTGATCTCTAAACTTTGTGTGCGTGCTTGTAGCATCTTCTTTCAGACCTCCCATGCGCTGGTTCCACGCTTTTTTCAACTGATTGATGTTCATAACTTCTGTAATCTTCGAGCCATCGCTCATAATCGCCACGGCATATGCGCCCTTAATCTTATCGGTGTCGATGTTCATAAAGTCCTGCGTGTGTTCATCAATAAACTTTACCCCGTCCTGAATGTGATACTTGAATGTATCACCATCATAGATAATCTCGGCATTGATTTTTTTCATTCCGTTACGTCTTGCAAGCGTAATGTTGCCAAAGTAGGACTTCTGGAACTGGCACTTGCCACCATAAGCAATGAAATATCCCTGTTTCTTGTTGGCATTCAGCCCAAGTGTGCACATATCCATTAAAGCATTAGCAATGCTAGCCTGTGAACAGCTTTCAAGGATGCACTTTCCGTTCTTGTCGGTTGTCTCCTTCATAATCAGATATGCACCAGTGAGAGCATTGGTGGGGTTATAATCAGCCGGAAAAGCCAATCCATACTGCTCCTTCTGCTTTAACTGTGCGGACAATCCATCAATGAACGCATTGTTCACAACAAGTTCAGCCTGTCTCTTGCCTGTTTCTGCAATTTCGTTCTTTGTTGCCATAATTTTAATCCTTTCTTGAATTTATTTAATTGATACCGGGCATATAGCCCGGCTCAAAAATCAAAATGATATTTTCAGTTCTGTATCGTCTGAAACGCACAAATAAATCATCTGGCAATCCATCTTGATTGCATTCAGATTGTCGGTGTCAAGGCATTCAGCACCGTCAACGAACACCGGATATTCAACTCCATAGAATTTCTGCAATCCCTTGATAATGTCCAATTTCATGCGCATCTGCAATCCCGTATTCGTTGCAGTTCCGTAATCTTTCCCATTATATGTAGGGATGCAGCACTCTTGATACTCGCCATTTTTGCGATAATCAAACAGTTTGAAATTCACCAGTTCAAAATGCTTGTTTATTTCATCTGTCAAAAGCTCATTTTTCTTTCTTCCAAGCAATGACAACTGATATAAAATCTTTTCAGCATCCGCTTTTGCCTGTTCGTACTCAATGCGTTTTGCCTGTAATTCCTCAATCTGTTCGTCAATTCGAGAATTATTCTCCGAAAGAGCAATTCTTTTGTTTACAATATCAAGTTTTTCCTGTAAATCTTCAAGCTGCGTTTTAAGATCGTCATTTGCGCTGGACCGACTTGAATACTTCTCTGCAATCTTCTCTCTTTCGCTGATTTCAGCTTTCAGAGCAATAACATCTTCTCTATCCCATACATCAACATATTCTGGAAGTCCGGAAAATTCTGACAACAAGTAATCAAGATCATCTGCGAGTTTGTTTCTCTTGACCTCGTTCTCTTTTTTACTTTCTTCCAATTCTACGAGAAGATTTTTAGCTTTATCAACATTGGATTTTGCATTTGTTCCGTCAATTTCAATCTTTTTGAGCCATTCGGCATTTTCCTTTTCAAAATTGGAAACCAGCCGATCATGCTCTTCTTCCGGTAACTCTCTGTGACAAGTGGGGCAAATAGCTGTGTTTTCGTCAAATTTTGCCGCTTTAGCGTGCTTCCACAGTTCTCCAAGACGCTTTCTTTCAGCATTTCCGTATTCAATATCTTTCTGACAGTTTAAAATTTTCCTGTCAATATCATTTAATTCGCTATCAACAGCATAGATTTTATTAGAAATCTCTCCAGTTCTGTGATGCAGGTCCTGTCTGCGCTTTGACAATTCCTCGTTGGCCTGTCTCTTGATTTCGGTGATTTTATTCTGCAACCGCAAGATTTCATCATTATTTGTAGTAATCTCCTCGATCTGCTTTGAAAAATCACCCTGTTTTGCCTTTACATCATCAATCTTTTTCAGCAGATCATTCTTCGCAAGCTCCAGCTCCGCAACGTCAATTTCAACCTTTGCAAGTTCAAGGCCCTCAATCCGCGCTTGTAAAACCTCTCCGTCCTTGCCGTAAACTTCTTTGATTTTTCTGATCGTTGCATTCTGCATTGCCTCAATCTCGGATTTAGAATACGTTTCTAGGAGCTTTGCAATATCGGATGTAGATTTATCCATCATTGCAATTTCAAGGTCTGTATGACCCTCAGACATAGCAAAAAGCGTATTACGCATCTGCTCTCTTGCTTTTTTGTCTTTCATTCCAGAAAGAAACATATCCGGGTGAGAAAGCTGTAAGAAATTGTCAAAATCAAGCCCATATTCAGCCATTTTCGACTTAAAATCTCTATCACCATATGCTACGCTGTTTACTTCGTAGCTGTTAGTCAAGGATACGGTGCTGATACCATCTGCATTAGGTTTTGACTTCTTGCATTTCTGCATCTTCGTGATAGTGATTTCTTTTCCTTCAACATCGAGCACCGCCGTAACTGTAGGTGTACATTCTCTGTTGTCATTCGGTCTGATTGTTGGATTACTATTCAAGCAATAATCCTTATCGCACATAAGCCAAAAATACGCGTCTGCAATCGTACTTTTCCCGGCTCCATTCTTTCCAGATACCTTGATTGTATCAGAATTGAAATGATACTCTTTCTGTTTCACGCCCTTGAAATCCGTTATGATAAATTTCTTTAACCTCATTCTATACCCCCTTTATTTCTGTTACATGATACCTTCCATACCCACTTGTTCTACCGCTACCAATTCCAATACCAAATCCGGCAAGGTTAATAATATTCAAAATCTGCTCTGCACTATACACATTTTCCATATAGGATACTGTAAATGTAGCGCTCCAACCTCTAAATCTGTTAAGACGTGCCAATACTGGGCTTCCTTTTTTTGGTGACATCAGTTTTTCGTCAATATAGTGTTCAACGAATGTTATAGGAACTAAATCCTCAACAACATTCACACTGGCATCGAATTTTGTCTTGTACTTGTCAAGCTCATTTCTGACAACCGCATCTCCAAATGACTTTTTAAGTCCAAATCCGGTAATGCAAGGTGCATTTTCTTTTAATGCTTTTTCTAAACCTTCTTTTGAAAAATCTGTAGGCTTTCCGTTCTTCCAGTGCATAGAGGTTATAATGCCCTCCCACTCGTTAGGTTTGGCTGTGTCTTTTGCTTTGTCCTTGCGTTTGTCAATCAGCTCTTTTGCATTGATGTCATTCATCTTGTTGAGAACTAAATCTCCATCGCCGACAACTGTCACTTGCATATACTTTATTGCAAGTGGTTTCAATTCGATCACTTTGTCTTCTTTTCCCATTGTTCTGTTTCTCCTTAAATTTGATTTTTATTTTTCACTCCACCTCTACTGCTTTATTAGTGGCACAATCTTATATACAATTTTTTATAATTTGTTTTGTGTTGTGTTGCGCTGTTCTGTCCTGTTCTATCGTGTAGTATGGATTGTTATTTAGTATATTGTGGCTATGCCACTGACAAAACAGTAGAGTATGGTATTATATGCTATAGTTTTCTGCCATGTTATAAGTTAAATTGTATTATCCGCAGAAATTGCATCATAATTAGTGGTTAAAACTTTTTTGTGCTGTTTTGTTTTGTATTGTTTTGTACTGTTTTGTTGTGTGCTGTTTTGTTATGTCGTGTATTGTAATGTCATGTTCTGTGGCTTTAACCACTAACTATGAAGCAATCGTCGCTTGCATAAGCACCAGCTTTAAAGCTGATATATCATTGTATAGTATGTTGTTGTTTGGTATGATGAACTATCCTGTAGTGTAATATAGTGCCGGCTGTAAAGCCGATGTCTATACAAGCGACTGGCAGATATTTAGTTGTCAAAGTGCGTCTATTTCTGCAAAAATCGTTTCCAGTTCTACAAGGTTTTCATATCTCCGTTTAAAAGCACGCAACTCCATTTTTGCTCGCTTTAACAAAGATTGGTATTCATCTTCATTCTTCAAAATCATTGTGACAGGCTCATATACAGATGTTGCTGTTGTAATCTGGAATACTCTTGTCGGCTCACTCTTCTCCTCAACAGGTGTGAACACAAACATTCTTATCATCTGTCTAGCCTGTTCATTCCTGTATTTTTCTCCGGCTATTGCATCATCCCACTCAAAATCGTTATGTAGAACTGAATTTTCACTTCTGGCAAGATTAACAACATTCTGCGGAGTGATGTTTTCAAGTTTAGAAATTTCCTCATAAGCCAAATTTGCATCAGCCTTGTATTTGGGGATTTTCCACGATACATTTTGCATACGTTATTCCTCCACCTTAATTCCTGTACATTCATAGAAAATATCCGGATCAAAATTAGGTATGCTGCGAATAATATTGCGGTCTCTTTCGGCTAAACCATCCCACCACATCTGCGCACATTCAGATTCATCAAGCACTTTCAGATAACCGCCTGTTGTTTCATGTGTTGGATGCTCTGCCTTTTCTTCATCTGTCATGTCAGAAGAATAGACCCATTCAACAACATTCTTTGGTATGTGGTTCAGTAAAAACCTTGCATCTGACCGTAACCAATCGTTATATGACCAATCAGAAGGTTTATTGAATAACATGATCTTCTGTTCTTCTGTACAGAAACAGCCAGTATTAAAAGACGATTTGTTCCAGTCCCCGGTGTTCCTGTCCCCGGTATTCCAGTCCCCGGTGTTCCTGTTCCCGGTGTTATAGTTCCCGGTGTTCCTGTCCCCGGTATTCCAGTTCCCGGTGTTCCTGTTCCCGGTGTTACAGTTCCCGGTGTTATAGTCCCCGGTGTTCCTGTTCCCGGTGTTACAGTCCCCGGTGTTCCTGTTCCCGGTGTTCCTGTCCCCGGTATTCCAGTCCCCGGTGTTACAGATACCGGTGCAATTCTTTCCCGTGTTTACAATCTCCAATACTTCATGCCACTGAATTTCACGCACAATTTCCAAATCATCGGTGCAGCACTTGTCACCATCTTCCTTCACCTGACCGTGTGCAATTACTTCTGCAACATGGTTGTCAGGGTTGAAACTGTAATACTTGAAACAGTCAGATACCATCTTGCAAAAGTGCATTCCGTGACCGCACACATCAAGTTCACCATCTTCGTGAAATGTGCCGGGGCAACTATACTGTTTATCACGGCAAGTCCAGTCAGTATTGAAAACCTTATATCCCTTAACCATTTAATTTTCCTCCACCTCTTCAAACTCATTTACGCTTACTTCAAGCGTATCGTATTCTCCGTATACTCCGTTACAGATAGCTTTCTGATAATGTCTACTCTGCAATCTTCCGATAGCAGAAACAGAAGTTCCAACATCCATACAAGAGATATATCGTGCATTTCTTCCCCATAAAATAGCAGGGATGCAATCACGCTTTTTGTATTTCCGTTCAACGTCAATACATACATCTGCAATATAACGCTTTCCAAGTGTTTCTCGCAAAACAGGTTCACGCTTTATTGTTCCGATAATCTTAACCTCGTTCAGCGTTCCAGGTTCATCAATAAGCTGAAACTCAGTTACAAAAACATTGATGAGCATTCTCTGTCCGTGACTTGCACCGGGGTTTTTGTGCGTTCTGATACTTCCGGCGATCTGGACATACTGACCTGTCCACTTTTCGTCAATTCCAACAATTCTATCTGAAACTAAGATTGGAATAATGTCATAATTTCCGCTTGTCCGTAATACTTTTAGTTTCGCCGCGTAAAAATTCTCTCCGTGCGAACTGTTTGAAAACTGAAATTCAGAAACAAGTTCGCCGGACATTCTTACCGAATTATTCTCCATTGGCCTTACCTCCACCTTGTACCTCTGATACTGCATTACTGCACGCTAACGCAAGTTCATCTTTCAACTGTTCTAAGCGTTTTGTATCACGTTTAACAGTATTCCATGCTCTTGTCCGTTCGTTGCGGACCTTTCTCATTTCTGCGTGGATTTCCTTTGCTGTTCTCATTTCCCTGCAACCTCACTATATGAATTTGCACATATACTAATGACGATATTCGCAAAATATTGTTGTGCTCCATGGGTGCTCCCCCATCTTTTTTAAATAGCAAAAATCTACCGTTGCGTACCCTCTGTAAATGTTGTAGACGATCTCTCCTGTTATGACGTAATCGGGATGTTCCTTAATAAACCTTCCGAACTCCTGATTGATCTTCCGGCGCAGGATTCGATACTTCCTCGTACCACGTTTCCACTTGTTACGCGTGACCCTTTTCACGGGTCCCAGCTTCCAACACTTTCTCATTTTTTCCTCCTCATTTATAAAATGTGTGCCCTCCGTGCGTGAACAGCTCCGTCAGGTTCTGCTCGTGCCACGGGCTTTCGCCTCCGGCACAGAAATACAATGCCCCTTCACTTTCATCCCATCCGGATTCCACCAGTTCCAGAGCTTCCCAACAACTCTCTGTCGGCTGCCAGTCATCCCAGTCCACCGCCGTTGTGGCTGCAAACTGTACGTCCGGGTCTGTCTGATAAATAACATCCGAGATGCTGTCGGGAAAGTCGTCGCTCCACACCCGGTTAAGGACCACTCTGATAACAAGAGCCTGTCCCTCTACGTCCTCGCCACCGGCCTCCCCGAAAGCGATCTTTGCCAGCAGGTACGCATCAGTTGTCGAATAGTCGTAGCTGATGGGCTCCACCCATGCGCTCTCAACGTCTGTACAGTGTACCTCTTCGGTCTGCTGCGACACTGCAGCAGACCCGGCGTATGTAGTCTCAGTCTGCTGCTTTTCGACAACTTCCAGCTCCTGATCCGTAGCTTGTCCACCAGCTGGCAGCGGTCTACAAACTGTCACGCTGGCAATCAGGGCCGCGGCTCCTGCCCATGCCAACACCTCGCCGTCAATCCTTCTTATCATGCGGCCACCTCCAAGCAAACAGCTCGTTGTTGCAATCGCGTATTGCTTCTTCATACTCATATGCTTCCTCAATACCGAGCATAACAAGAGTAAATGCTTCATCCGATCTTAGTCTAATGAGAATTGACGCTTTCTCATAACTCTTTTCATCATCTGCCGTGTACGGATTTTTAACCATTTCCTTTACATTAGCAATCTCTTCATCAATGCCAGAAAGAATACTATTTATCTTTTTTTGATCTATAAGTCGCATTTGGTTCATAAGCTCACCTCCATAGTAAAATTGTAGTTGATATGATTGCCATAGCAATTACAACAATCATAAGCCACGTTACAGCGCCCGGCGCTCCATGTGTTCCGTCCTCCAATCTATCACCTCCTCCAGCTTTGTCTCTCTGATTTCGATTGCTCCAGTATAGCTATCAAGCTCTTCACTCGTGATAAGTTCAAGCGCGGATAACGTATACATTCTCGATAGGCAGCTCTGCAATCCAACAATCAGATTACTGCACTCCGTGTTGTCAAAGTGTTTTCTTGCACCAGTGATGAATTCATCACATTCCGTAATCTTTTCCCAGCACAAAGCCCGGACTGCATCAATGGAGCATCCGGAAACGAATTTCCCGTCCATCACTGATTTTCCTCCTTGCTTTCGCTTTTTGCATCACGATTGATAATGAATGCCATACCCTCGCCAAAAGACAATAACTTGTCCTTTTCTGCATCGGTCATTTTCGGCAATGTCCCAGTAAAGGTATCTATGATTTTCTGCTCTGTTTCATTCAACTCCGACACCTCCCTTCAAAAACTTGTTGATGAAATAAATCTGCCCGGCACCGCTGACCTTTGTTGTGCGTGTAATTCTTACGCTTCCATCAGGGTTCTGCACGTTGCTTTCCTTTATTTCAAATAAGCCCTGTTCAACGTATCGTTGTGTAGGCATATTTTTTGATGTGCCTGACTTAATCAGATAGCCGTTATCTCTAAGCCACTGGAAAAGTCTCTTTTGTCCAATCTGCACACCATTCTGCGCAATGAGCTTTGCTAAATCTCCGATCAGAATTGATGTATGGCTAGCAGATACAGCGTCCGCAAAAATTGTTTTAGGCTTGTCCTTTTCAATTCTTGCCTGCTGTTTCTCGATGATTGCATCACGTTCAGCAATTTTGTTTTGTGCTACAAGTAATGCCTTTGCCAACAATTCTTCGTCCGTCAACGTCTCTTGACCGTCTATGTACCCTCCATTCTTGCGGATTGACGGTAATACCTCGCTGGTTATCCAGTGCTTGAATTTCTTTGCGGTTGGTAGCTTGCTGCTAAGAATAAGGCTATAAAGACCGCTTTCGTTGATAAATATCACATCTCGGTTTTGACCTGACAGAACGATTCGTTCGGTCAGCTTATCTTCATCATCAACGTGATCTCTTATAGCTTTTTGGGTATTTGTATAACCCAAAATATCTGCTACATTCTTTCCAACAAAATACGGAGTATCATCAATCATCATAGTTCTGATATCTCCGAACTCGGAATTGCTGAAAATTTTTAATGTATTCATTGTTTCACCTCTTTTCTGTTGCTTTTGTTTACTTGTGAGCATATTATAGTCCCCAGGAAACGTTTTGTCAATAGTTTTTTGTTGACTTTTAAACATTTTTTTGCTATTATATCCGCAGGAGGTGATATAATGAATGAACGCATCAGAAACATAAGAAAAGAATTAGGAATGACACAAGACGAATTTTCAGCATATATAAACTTGTCACGAAATTTTATTACGCAAATAGAAACCGGAGCCAAAAAACCATCTGATAGGACAATACAAGATATATGCAGAGTATTCAATGTTAGTGAGAATTGGCTATTGACAGGTGAAGGGGAAATGTTCGTTGCTAAAACACGTGATGAACAATTAGCCGAATGGGCAGGAAATGTTTTACAAGCGGATGATGACGATTTTAAAAAGCGTTTTGTTGCAATGTTATCTAAACTATCAGAAAACGAGTGGAAAGTTCTTGAACAGATGGCTATAGACCTAACGAAAGATAAAAAAGATGGAGACGGGGCTTAAACCCCGTCTTTCTTTTTCAAAAATGAACGTATGAAAAAATAAATCTGTAGTAATTGTTCGTCTGTTGCATTCTCAATAAGACGTAAAATAAGTTTTTTGTACATAATGTTATGCCCCCTTAAATGTAATATAAAGCATTTTAGCAAACTGATGTTCGTTAGTCAATAGGGCATAGTGATTTTTAACAATTTTACTTTTTTATTTTCTTTTCTTTTGTGAATTATTAAACTCGAAAAAGTGATATATTGATATTGGTTTGGGGAAGGTTGCGGACCCTTCCCCTTGCCGGAACTCTATTTTAATTATACACATCCGCCACGAGGATAAAAGATTTTGAAAAACACAAATTTTGGAAAAAACAGTCAAAAGATTGTTGCCCAAAACTGTGATATCATGAAAAATCTCAGAGACAACATTGAAAAGTACATGACGATAAACGGAGCAACACTCCATGATATAGCAGATAAGGCTAATCTTTCGATTGATACTTTGAGAACAATTCTATACGGACATTCGCACGACTGCAAAATATCAACTGCTGTTTCGATTGCAAAAGCTCTAGGAATAAGCATTGATGAATTGTTTGATTGCGGAACATTCTCTACAATTACAGAGGAAAGCATATCAATATGCCGTACTCTGCCCGAAAATTCCGTGTATCTTGTCAGATGGTTTATCCGGCACCAACAAAAAATCAATGCCGAAAATCCGCAAAATGCAAGATATATAAATGTTGGAAGGTTAGAAGAATATAATGGAAATTTGCGACTATCTAACGATTTTTGTATGATGGATATTTCAAACATACCGGATGATGTGAAGCATAAGGTATTCATTGGAATACAGCTCGATTGTGACCGCTATATGCCGATTTACAGCCCGTTTGACAGGCTTTTAGTTGCAAATGATAGAATTGCCAATGCGAACGAAAACAGCGTCATTATATGCGCCGGAAACGTCTATATCGTCAAAAGAAAAGTAGTCAATGGTGTTGCCGGATATTATTCTATAAGGGATGGAAAATTTAGATTGTATGAAAATGAAGTAGATGAAATTGTTGGATATATTGCATATATAATCAGATAGGGGGCATAAGCCCCCTTTTATTATCTGTTGTCTGCACCTGTGTAGTCAATGACCTTACTCTTACAGGACCACTCCCACGGAATAACATTGTCACTAATCTTATAGAGCCGGATGCCAGCTTTTCCATCTGAAATATTAGCATCCGTGGATTCGTATGCCATATCAAGACAATACCCATAGCCCATATCAATACCAATATGCCGCCCGGCACCGCTGTATGTTGTGTATAAGATTGAACCGGCTACACCAGCAACAAGGTCCTGCGTCTTGAATGATGTGTTGTTATACTGTCCTGTGCTGTACTGCTTATCACCGGTACACACCCACCCAACAAAACCGGAGCAGTCATATCCAATCTTGCCGTAGCTGTTACGATAAATCTGCTCTTTCTCCGCAGCAGAATATCTCTTGAAGTAGTCCGGGCTTGCAGTCCAAAGAGAATCCATTGTTTCTTTAGTCAGCGTCTGACCCTTTGCGCCGTAAAAGTAAACATATTTGTCTCTCTGTGTGTACGCTCTCAAACCATTCTTAATCGCTGTATCCCATGTTCTCTTAGCCATACGATCACCTACTCTTTCTTATATCTATTCCAAAGGTCTGTCAATTCAGACCAGCCAAACATTGCCACAAATGCTACAAAAAATCCAAGTACCAATGCTCCCGCGATGTAATACCACAAAATAGTAATCGCCTCCCATTGACAATACACAATTACCGCCAAAACTGATAACACCATAGATGTGATGATTACTTGCAAATTTGTTGGAATTTTCGCAAGCAATGGCATTTCTTTTGTCACCTGTGTAATCACCGAAACAGTAAAAGCCAGCACCGCAACAAGGATTAAAAGCTGTGAACCATACTCAACTATCTGCTCCATTCTTTTTCACCTCACCTTCTAAATCTGCTAATCTATGATTGATTACCTTGATTTGTTCCTCAACAACAGGCATACGTCTTGCAAAGTTGTTGTGTTCACGAACCTCACGGGTCAATTCGTCCATTTTCGTAGTAGTAACTGCCTGTTGCGTTGCTAATGTCTGCTCGATTTTGCGATTACTGCCATAATTTGTAATTACAACACCGATCAGCGCAAGCCCTCCGGTTATAATTGATGCAATTATTGCTTCCATACTCTCTCCTCTCTATCGTTTTCCGTCCGGCTTATCCGGGTGGTGGTCTCTGCATAAGCTCCCCTTTAATCCGATTCCTTTACATATCTATATGTCAAAGCATACGTTCCGGCGTTTTCGTGCCCCCATACGTTACTGCTAAAATTCCATCCGCAACTTCCAGAGGTTGTGCCATAAAACATAAAAGTATCGCTCTTATATCTGCAATTTATGGGGATAGTACCACACTTATCCCAAGATTTGCCTCCATATAACATATATCCCTCAACATACACTCCCTGCGCTCCATCCGAAAGAGTTGCAAGAGCCGTATCCGAAGCATAAGAGTTTGTTACTTTTCCTACATACGTCTTTTGGTACAAAGGTCTCCCGTCATACCAAGTACCCACAACCCTCTCTTCAAGGCTGTAATTTACCCCCCCCGATAAAACAAGGCTGTTCTGTAGGCTCATACCTGTTATAAGTCCTTTCTTAAAATCGTCTGTCATATTTCCTCCTAATCATCAACTTTCGTGTACAACACAGTTATCGTTGCCAGATAGTTGCTATAATTTCCAGATGCATAAATCATAATCTTTCCAGGATAAGATCCAACAGCATTAAATTGGATTCTTGTACCTGCATTAGAACTTGCAACATCAAAATATGGTAAAACTATTCTGTCGCCCTTATATGGTTCGTTTTGATTGATCGCAAATCCATTTAACAATATCATTGTATCCGCTTTTTCATCTATGATTGTTTCGACCCAAGTATTTTTTGCACCTAGATATAATTGTACTGTTTTCTGATATAGCGTTTTACCGTCAACCCACGTTCCAACTGCTCGTTCCTCAAAGCTATAGTTTACCCCCCCGACAGGACTAAATTATTCGATAAACTCATTCCGGCTATCAATCCTTTCTGAAATTCTTCGGTCATGCTATTTCCTCCATCACGCTCTTAGACATCTATTACTATGATTTCATCAATCGAATACACGCAATCGCAATACCAAAACGTCATAAAATCCGCGTCATCGCTTATATCTGTAGCAATCCAAGCGCTTGTCGTGCCTTGGCTTCCATACGTTGGCTTAGATAGTAGTCCTGACAGGTTATTTTGTATGTTCGAATTTTCGAGTTTTCCAAATCCAATCTGTATGAATGAATTGGTTGTTGTGTGTGTACTCGTTGACGCTATTGCATGCGCAAACAATTTTTTTCCATTTCCTATGCAAATGGGATAACTTATAAATGCATGTGAATTGGTACCTTGAGAATTAAATGTTATGATTCCATCATTAAACGTAGGTGCCTTTGCATTGTTTCCTCTTCCGTAGAAATAAATGTTTCCAGGCTCATAAACCGATGGGCTATCTATATAAGTATCGCCAAAATTTTTTAGTAAATATTTGCTGTTTATCTCTCCATCTTTCAGGATATAATCGATTGTTTTTCCTCCCCATAATATTTCTGGTTTCTGTGTTGCACCGATTATATACCCTTTCAACTCATCTGCATTCATAGTTCCTCCTATCCGTTCTGCACCTTCAGCATCCGCCCGGTATTTCTGTTGTAGATGCTTGTCACGTTCCCGCTTTCGTCCTCTGTCCACTCAAAGGTGTTTGTTATGTCGTGCTCTGTATCTTCCCAGGCTCCGCATCCGGCTGTCACGGTAAAGGTTTTATTGGTACTGTCAAAAGCGATATTTTTGGTGTAATAGGGGTCTGTTTCCTGATGTCGTAGCATAACAGTATCGCAGTTGACATAAAAGGTATCCTGCACATACTCGCTGTTGCTCTGGTTGCAGTAGTATACTCGGCGTTGCTTTGCCGTGATCTCGCTATCTGGTACTCTTGCAAAAATCGACCATCCCAAAGATGTGTCAGTTTCCTCCAACTCCACAGACATAATCTCCCCAATCTCCGTGTCTGTTATATCCCCGCTGGAATCCACCGCATAGACAGTTCCGCGCCCCAGATGTCCAAGATATGTGCCATCCGTATCATACTGCTTAATCCCGTCCGAGTTGATGTCGATGCGTTTTTTGCCGGAGCTGTCATAAAATACGTTGCTTGTACTTGACAATGCGTTTCTTAACGTTCCGTTGCTGTCATAATTATAGACACCATTGTTATTTATACGCATTAGCAATGTTTTAGTTGCAGAGTAAAATTTTAAAGCGTTTTCTTTTGAATTTAATTGAACTGTTCCATCTTCGGACGTAATGCTGTCCTGTCCAATAAGCCACCCTCCGATAGAACCAAGGATAGCCCACAAACCGTCAGAATCAACCTTGCAAATTAGATTATCATCTACGTCATAAATATTGATACTTCCGTCAGCGTTACTTGATGCACCACCAATACTTATACTACCTACGTTTATCCAATCCGCATTTACTCCGTATGCAGATAAAATGTTGGCGATTACATCGCCATTGATACGAATGCCAAAAGGATATGTTTTGCCGCCGTCTGTCGAAAAACCGATTGCCTCAATAGTGATCATAATCACAAGGTCTGATTCGGAAAGCTCTTTCTTATTATGAAAATAAAGTATATACGCTCCATCTTCTTGCTCAACCTTTGTGTCATACATACCGGATGAATTTTCAAGCGCATTAGCGAGCTCTTGCTGTGCTTGAATGACATTGTAATTCACTCGTTTTACCGCATTCATCGTGGCTTGCGCTCTTGCTGATGCGGAAAAATAACTCACCTCTGCTGTCTGATTATATGTTGTGCAAGAATATGTCTCAATCTGCCTTTGAACGCCTTTTAGCGTTCTTTCCTTAATCAGAGTATATAACTCTGTATCTCCGTCATAGAATTTCACAAAATCTCCAGCATCCATATATGGCCTTGCGTCCAATGTGACTTCTGCTGGATAATATTGAATTGTGTTTATATTCTTTAGAGAAAGCGCAAGGAATTTCTTTATCTTCTCCTTTTCTCCACCAATCAAAAAGAAATTCCCGGATAAATCAACAGAATTCCCATCTGTTATAGATGAAGCGTTATACGTTGTGTTGTCCGTATCTGTAAATGATACATTCTCAATCACACCTATTTCATTTTCCTCGTAGTCAGGATTGGAACGAGCGTAAGTAATTGTTTCCATTTCATCCGGCTTTTTGATTGTTTTTAGGAAAAGTTTTCCATTTCTATCAACCTTTATCCAGCCACCCAAAATCTCGCCAAGCATAGCAACAAGGTCTTTTACAATGAATTCATCGTCTTTCGACTGCTCATAGTCCCAGGACAATTCATAATCCCAACCCTCGAACGTGGCATCGGACCATTCAAGCCCGAAATGATCTGAAAGAACAGTTAATGCGTCTCCGACTGTTTTACAAGCACTCATTTTTTCAAGCACTTTTGCACCATTTTCATCGAATAACGCTGTGTAATCGTATCCTGTTACACTTTTAATACGCTTGTCACTTGTTTTCGTTACGCTTGTTACAATGAATCTACCAATAGGAAGTTTTTCGTCAAGATCGTCTACGATCTGATACACGCGCATATATCGACCAACAAGGGCTGTTGATATGTCTGCTGCATCAAATGTAATTTCAGACGTGTAAACACTTCCTATCTCAATATTATCTCCACCAGAAATGCCGTCTTTGTATTCTACACTTTCTGAAACAAGTTTATCGTTATTGACTGTCAGTATAGGAGTATTATTGTCCATGTCCATGACATAGAAAAATTCGATGTAATACTGGATATGGTGGCTCTCATCATCTGTATATTTTGCTTTTAATTCATCAGAAATACCGTACATGATTTACCTCCATATCAATATTCTATGATCGCAAAACGAACTTCATTTACTACAATATCGTTTCGGCTTTCTTCAACACCGTATATCTGCGGCGTGAAATCCGGCACATACACATATCCTTGCACATACTTATCGGAATTGATGTCATAGTAATTCACGTTCAATTTGCGCTCTGTTTCAACAATATAATTACTTTCAATCAATGAAACCATTGCCTGATAGTCAGCAAGATGCAGCGGAGGACTGTTCCATTCAGCCTTAATAATTCTGTGCGCTAAAGCCGTTCTGTGCAATACTCCGTTTGCATCTCTGTACGAATCCAAGTCCTGTACGGATTTTGTATATTTATAAGTGTCATATTTAATGTATTTGTTTGGAAATGGTATCTTTGTTCCGTCCGGCGATATAATATAGATAAGATATTTCGAAAAATTCGCCATTTCGGCACCTCCTATTCAAGAAAAAGCACCCACAAAAACTGCGGGTGCTATGCACTATTATGCGAATGCGCTACGTCCTGTCATGTTCTTATAGCTTGCTGAACTTTTTCTGACAGAGTTAAAAATTGCTTTATCGGATATACCTGTATCCTTTTCAAGCAACTGCATGAGCAGTTCATTTTGCTGCTGTAAAAGCTGTATCTGCTGGTCGGATGTGTCTCTGATTGTGTCAGAAATTCCTGTAATTTCTTGACCGCCTGCAACGGCAGATTTTCCACCGACCGTTCCAAGGATTTCGGGTATTCCATTTTCGCCTGCGTAGAACAGGCTTGCACTTCCAACAAAACCACCATCGGCGTATCCATTTACAGATATTTTTGAGACTTTTTCAAAAAGCTTATTGCTACTTGCTTTTATTCCGAGTGCGCTATTTGGCTCAACTGTAATCGATGCAAGATTTGTCAGCATTCCATTTATGTTTTTCGTAAATGTAGATACAAATCCATTTGATATGCTTTGTGCCGCACCAGAAAATATTGTTCCAAGGTCATTTGTTACATATTTTGCTGCTGTACCAATTCCAGACATTGCGGCTTTTATTTTGTTTTCTGAAAGTTCTGATCGCAGTCCCATTTTTAATTTTGTTGTAGATGATACAATGTTATCTACAATTAAATTTCCAGCAACAGCAGCGCTTTGTAATGAATTTTTTTGAGCCTTTTTTTGAGCCTCCAAAAACATATCATATCCGTCTGTAGTTATATTCTCAAAATCTTTTTGTGCAGAAGATAAAGCTTCTTCTTGTTCTTTAAAATAATCATAGCCGCTTCCTAATAACCTTCTCTCACAATCTTCTACAATTTCCTCTTCGCTTGCCAAAAACGGAAATGTAATTTTGTTTAGTAGTTCATCTGTTGCATCAGATACAACATCAATGGTATCACCCGCAAATTGTGTTACTCCATCTGCAATATCATTTCCCCACTCTTTTAATGCGCTTTTCCATGTGCCATCCGTAAAAGATGACCCAATCATTTTTATTTGGTCGGCAAACCCCATCGTGATTACATCGCCTGTAATTAATTCATATAACTTCTGCCCTACTCCCCATCCAATAACCGCAGCAATCAAAGCTTCACATATAGTATTTCCAATCGTTGTTCCAAGAAATGCAAATTTTCCGCTTTTTGAAATACTTCCTGACATTGCATTAGCAAGAGCACTTCCAAGTCCTGTGAATTTTAAAAGCGCAATTGCTGTTATTATAGATGTTTCTATAGGGGCAGCGTCAAAAGCCCCGAACCATACATCAGCAATAGCTTCAGCGATATCAAATGTCAATTCAAAGCCTTTTTTTATAATAGTTTTCCAATCAATTCCAGCTAAAAAATCTCCTATACTATTGCCGATTTTTTTCCAATCTACGCCATTAATTGCTTTGATGAAAAAATCCTCTATTCCAATAATAATATTGCTTACATCTTGCCCAACAGCAAACCAATCTCCAATCTTAATATCAGAAAATAGTTTCTTGATAGGCTCTAATGCTTTTTCAATGTTGTTAGCAATCTCTTGCGCTTTGCTTTCCATCTTCGCATAAGCCTCAGCCCATGCCTTTTCGTATTCATCAGTTGCAGCTAATATTGCATTCGTTAAGTCAAGCGTATCTGCTAATGTTCCAGTGTCTGTAGATGATGTATCTGTTGTTGTTAAAATATTCAATTCATCAAGTGCCTGTACCTGCTTGTTGAATTTCTTTGCAGACGCTGTTGCATCATCTAATGCATCTGCTGTATCGTCAATGTCGCTTTCAAGATCGCTATATCCTTGCCCGAAACTGCTAAGGTCAAGGTTAATACCCATAATTCCGGCAATGCTTACAAGTAATCTCTTGATTGCAATTACAGCACCATTGATATACGGAATGATTTTCGTCAGCATAGGGACAAAAAGCTGTCCTAATACAGTACCAGCCTCACTTAGATTGTTCTTTAACTGCCTAATCATATTAGACAACGAATTGATTGTGTTTGCCTGATCTCCCCACGCTACTCTGGACTGGTCCAGAATAGCAATCATTCTCAACTGCATCTTCTCAGCCTGTGTCATTTCAGAAACAGACTTGCTCACTCCGAGATTATACGCATATTGCTGTAATGTAGCGTTCGTGATGTCAATACCATACTTATAGACTGCTCTTGCCTGTCCAATTAGAGCGGACTGTAAATTGCTTGCAACATCGCTGTAGTCAACATTGAACAAAGATGACATATCCGCCGCAAGTTTCGTGAATGAGCTTGCAGTCGCAAGTGATACCTCTCCAGTCTGTCCAACTGCATTCGTGATAGATGCAAGCTGTGATGCATACTGCGTTATCTCTGTTATGTTTAATCCAAGGTTCTTTACACCACTGTCAACAAGAGTTTCGGTGTCAAGGTCAATCTGTAGACCGGACAATTTAGACAACCTCTCGTTTAATCTTTCCGAAAAGCTGTCTGCATAGCTCTCAGCGTCATTATATCCGTATTTTTCGTACTGATCTTCCCAATCAGATGCGATTTTACCTAACGCTACATCATAGTAGTTATATGCCTCGATATAATCTGCTGTACTCTCAATAGAGCTCCATAGCTTTTTCAATCCTCGAACGACAAGAAAATATGTTGCGTAGAATTTTCCGAAAGCTGCTGCAAGGCTGATGACGCTTTTTTTAGCTCTATTTGATGCTGTTGCTGTATTATTTAATCCTGTGACAACGGATGCACTTGCAGTGCCTACACGTCCACCTTGACTTGCTAATCTTGCCAATGCATCTACAAGGCTTGTAATATTACTACTTACAGCCGGGGCGCTTGCAAGTGTTGTCAGTAGATTATTTAATTCAGTTGTTAGTAATGGAAGATTAGTAATCGCCTGTGTCACTCCACCATATCCAAGCCTTGATATAGCAGCAACAAGATTACTGATTCCGCTTGTATCGAATGTCAATGAACCGATTGCATTCAGCTTGTTTACAAATTCCTGTAAACTTGCGCTGATCTGTGGTAGGTTCGCTGTTGCGGTTGTTGCAGAATTACTTCCTAATCTGCTAATGCTTGATATCAATTCTGTTAAGTTTGTAACATCAAAAGTTACAGAACCAACACTATTCATATCGTTCACGAACTGAATTAGCTCATCTTTGATTTTCAGCAGATTATCCACACCGGATGTGCTTTTAACTCCTCCAAGGGTTTTCAGAGCATTAGCAATTCCGTTAATTCCGTCTGCATTAAATGACACTCCACTGATCTGCACCATTCCATTTGCAAGGTCTGTAATGGATTTTGCAAGCGTAGATAATCCGGCACTATCAACAGTGTTCAGTTTTCCTAATCCCTTAGATATTTTTGTAAATCCGCTTGAATTGATGTTATTGATATTCGGTAAAGCATTTGAAAGTTTTGTAATCGTATCAGTGAGGTTAGACAGATTGCTCACTTTGATATTTCCAAGTGTTGTGGAAAGAGTATTCAACTTTTTTACAAGACTTGTCAATGATCTATTGGCGCTTGATGCTTGCGCTTCTATTTCTATTGAAAGATCATCTATTGTTGGCATATCTGTTTACCTCCATTTTGATAAAAAAATAGGCGATAACGCTGTTACACGCTATCGCCCTTGTTGCGTCTCCATCTCATGCGCATTGCTTTCTGCTCTGCAAAGAACAAATCGACTTGACGCTGTTTTTCCTCCTCTGTAAGAGGTTTATTTGCATCTGCAATTTCTCCAAGAGATTTATTTATATACTTCGATTTTGCTTTATTTCCAAAAAGTACATGTTCTACTGCAACGGATACAGCAGAAACAATGTAAGCACCGCACATGTTGTGAACAATGGAATCTATTTCCTTCACTTTCATTTCATGCGCTTTGTCATAGGCTCTTAGCACTTTCGGAGTCGAATGAAAAAAATCATGCTTGCTAACGCCCATTGACAGATACTTCGGTAAAAGCTCATCATACACTACTTGTTTGTAGCTTTTCTTTTGTGATCTTGTGGCTGTACCTTCTGTTGCTTCTCCGCAATCTGTGTCAGCCCGATCTGTGCGAAAAAATCATCATCAGCCATGATTGACAACAATTCGTTCATCAATCCATAGAAATTGCCAGTATCCTCGTCTTTGTGCTCTGCAAAATACTTCTTAACAAGCCGCTTTGCATCATCTGTGCTCTGAATGCTACCGTCCCCTTCCGGTCCGTGGTGTTCAAGCAGTCCCGCATAAAACATAGACAATGTTGTCCGTGGAACGTCTGACATACTCTTAATGATACTCAATGTTCCATTCTCTGTACCGTCAGACATTGATACTTTTGCGAACAACGTTGTCACTTTCTCGATACACTCATTATAGAGTGATGCTTCGATTGTATACTCTAATGTATACTCTTTTCCATCAATGTTAATTCTCTTCATATTTACCTTCCCTCAGCTATTTTTAAAGGAAGGGGCAGTGTTTCCACCGCCCTTCACTAACTAGCTGATATTATAAGATTGTCATGTTGATATTTTCAGCGTGGGCTTAACCGCCGTGATAGGATCCGGTAAGTCAACAAGCGTATTCGTGATCGTGTACTGCAATACATTACCCACCGCATACTCCGGTGCTGGTAAAGAGCCGGGTTCAACAATATACACATTCATTTTTGCCTTACTGGGGTGATATGCGCAAAACCACATAGACTGTCCGCTGGTTCGCTTGTCATAAGCGTCCAGCATAGCAGCCCACTGGGAATCAAATGTATCTGTGTCGTTGAATACAGTCTGTAACTCACCGCCGGTATCCTCATGACCTGCAACATACTTCTTTCTTTTTGCTTCAAGTGGTGTTGCGTCAAGCTTATCCTGTGATACGGACACTTCACCAATACTAATGCACTCTTCAATCTGTGTGAAAGCTGTTGGTGCAGTTGTGAGTGTTCCAAGTCCCCAACCAAAAAGCACTCCAATGGTGCTTAATGCCTGTTCTGCCATTTTAGTTACCTCCTAATTTATAAAATATCATTCGAACATATAATACGGCTAAATCTTGCCGTACATGTATGCGTGTCCTCTGTATCTTCGAAGCTTGGCATCTGCTTAGCTTCAAATCTCATTGATTTCATTGTATTGTATATCTCTGCCATAACATCTCTTGCCCTTGATTGGCTCTGATTGTCAATAACAGATATCTGCCATGTAAACAGCCCACCATTGGTAGATATACCTTCAAGGTCTCTTCCAACCTCTACAGCGGGCAATAGGTTGACATAAACAAAAGGGAAAACAGCCGTTGACATAGAAGCACTTTCGGTTGAAAAATTGCTGTCTGTCATTTTGTATTTTGTTTTGACTTTATCAGATATGCCGTATTTAATCCGGGTGAATACCTGTGACGGCAAAAGCATAATCCAATCAGACATGCGCATCAACCTCCGAAAATTTCCTTCACAACGTTTGGTGCTTCCTCATACATCTTTAATGCCGCTTTATACATTGGCATTGTTGCTTCTGTACCATGTGTAAGCACAAAAGTACCGGAATCATCGTAATAGCCCCATAGTTTCTTTATACCATTTCCTTTGCCATATGAACCTATGACAAAGCCAAAATCTTTTCCTTTTGGATGTGGACTTTGCCCGGCTTCTCCGTTGTAGTATACACCAGAGCCAAACTCAATGAACAATATATCTTCGCCGCTTACAACAAGATCGGCCTTTGCGCTATTGGATGATGTAGAAACATTGATATCGGACGTATGCTCTGTATTTGAGCCGCTTTCGTGTCCATCTGCATCATATGTATATCCGGCCTTTGCAATTTCTTCTTCTGCAACTGCAAGGCCGATTTCTGCTAATCTGCGCACAACCTTTTCACATTTTACTGATAAATCATCAATATATGCTTCAATGTCCTTTTGGAGCTGTTCAACACTTTGCTTTGATAGAATATTGCATTTGAATTTCCTTTTCGGCATTTTTTGTTCCTTTTCGCAAATTCATTTCGTTATTTCACAACAGCCTTTAAAACGTATTTTACAAGATTTATGCTTTCAGATACCTTTATGCACACATAATCGGCAGATGATACGTCCGGTTCAGTCTCATCTTCATCCAGATAAGATACTTTAGATGTATGCCAAATATATGAACCCTCTTTCAATCCATATCTTCCTTTTGCGCATACGATTGTTGCGTCATAGTCTGATACGGATAGTCCAAATTCCGTAGCTTGCGCATCACCGCCGGACATTGCTATATTCGCACGCATTTCAATAGGCTTTCCGTACACAATCTTTGTGTTTCCCGTCTCGACAGGAATGTTTTTTCCGTCAACAGTAATATACAGGATGTTTCCATCATCGTCCGTTTCGTATACAGGTACTTTATGCTTTTCAGCAACAAAATACATTTTCGTCTTGTTCTTATATGCCATTCTCATAGAAGCACCTCTCACACCATTGAAAGAGGGACCACTCCCGCAAATAATGTGTTGCGATCAACATACGTTCTTGACGTTCCATTCTCAGTCGAACCGGATTGATTTTCTATTCCTGCTTGATTGTAATCGTACAAAGCAATATCGCGTATATTTGAAAAATAACTTTCAATATCCGCTTCAATCTGTTCATCCGTGTAGTATGACGGATATTTCCTCGCACGCTTAACCTCGCGAATTGCGTTTTTAATTTTTGACAGCAGGAGGATTTCGTTACATTCATCATCACTTGCTGTAATTTCTGCTTCTAACTCATTTTTGATTTCCTCAATCAATTCCTCCATGCTATCACCTCCTTATAGCCCGAAATGTTCCACGAGGAACTTTTTTAACTCCGCACCAGTCTTGCCGTCCGTTTCAATTCCGACTTCTTTAGCAAGAGAAACAAGATCATCCTTGCTCATTCTCGCTATCTCAGTCTTTGTATAACTTTTCTCAGCTTCGCCCTCCGGTTCATTCATATACTGCGAAAAATCATCTTCAACAGCCTTAATCAACGGAATTCTCTGTCTGTTCTCGCGGCTTGAAAGCTCTTGTAATCTTTCATTGCTTACAGTCAATCCGTTGCGGGGGAACACGTCCCCCACGTTGTACGGATAACTATTGTCGTGCAAATCCTCGAAATAATGAATGACTTTATAACTCATTCAGTGCTCCTTATGCTCCTGCGCCGATTGTACCAACCACAACACCGTCAAGACGCTCTGCAAACAGGACAATGCCGGATGTAACAATGTCGGTTGCCGTCATGTTCGTGTAGTCAGGCTCCTCATGGATGCCGATAAGTCCGGTTGCATCGGATGTAAAATCGAATGCCTCATCCAGTCCTGCGCCGTTTACGGGAATGTAATACAGCACAATGTTGTCCTTTGCAGTTGAATAAATCTTGCCCTTCGGAACAGAGCTGTTTAAGATCACGGTTCCAAGGCCCAAGAAGTCCTTAACGTATGTCAAGCCAAATGCGTTCTGCAAGCTGATCTGTGCGGTTCCAAGGTAAGATGCCACATCCAGAGGGTTCATGAAGTATACTGCTTCAATGTCATCATCCTCGAAAAGCACCTGTAACTGTCCCCAGGACTGCGCCAAGGTATCCTGGAATGTGGAACCAGTAGCAACGCCAGTTCCTTTAGCAAGGAACTCAAAAAACTGCTTTCTGATACCCTTCTGCACATCCTTCAGCATTTCATCTGTAGTCATTTCAACGGCCTGATCGTAGCCCTTCTCAATGATAGCCTCTGCGGATGTAGCCTTTCTCCACTTCTTTAATGTAATCTCGGCCCATGTAACAGCCTCTGTCTTGTACTTAGACAGAGGGATGATATCGCCCTCTGCAACCTCACCATCTTCAAGTGTACCGGCTGCCTTATAGGTCTTTAATACAGTTCCAGACTGCTTAGCTACCTTTCTAGTTACACCCAAAGCCTCCATCAACTTCTGGATGCTGTAACCGAAAATTTCGGTGAACTCAATTTCCCTTGCTCTTGCAAGGTCTGCCTTTTTAATTAAATTTGCATCTGCTGCCATTTTTTACCTCTTTCCAAATAATTCTGGGTTTAATGCAATGGCTTTTCTCCGCTCATTTCTGTCCGGTATCGCCATTATCTGCTCCTTCGTCATGGAAGAATACTCATTACCAGCGTTAATCCTTCCTCTTTCCTTCATAAACTCCGCTTTCGCTTCGTTATATGCCGCCTTACGCTCATCGGAAATGATTTTTGCAATCGCTGCGTGATCTCCATCCGCAATAGCTTCAATAAGCGTTTCAACTGTCTTTTCCTCGCCGATCTCCTTATATGCCGCTACAGCTTTGATATGGTTCAGCTCCTTGCGCATTGTTTCGCGCTCTTCATCTGCTAAACGCTGTGCCTCTGCCTGTTCCTCTGATGCCCGTTCCTCTGCTGTCAGCTTTGCTCTAAGCTGCTTCTTCATTTCGGCTTCGGATTTACTCAGCTTGTCATTAGCAGCTTTGTATCTGTCCTTTTCTGCCCTCTCAGCGGCAATCTGCGCCATCAGTTCTTCTACTGTTGGTGTTTCTTTTCCTGTGGGATTTTCCTCCGCCGCTGCTCTTTCAACTCCGGTCTTTGTTTCATCTTCCATGTTATTACCTCTACTTTCTGCGGTTATAGACTTCTCTGTCTTTTCGCGAAATTTGTAACGCGCTTTCTCTAGCGCATATAAAAAGCACCTATATTTCTATAAGTGCTGATTATCAAAACATCTTATTTATATTGATTTTTATGTGGTGGATCAAATAATTCTGGAATATTTATTCCCCTTCTTCTTCTAGCTCTTACAATTCCATAATTTAGTCCTAATGTTTCACACCATTGTTTCATTGTCTTTCTTTCTCCTAGGTATTCAATAAATACATTATTGCTTCTATTATTTTGTTGCACTTTCATTGTTACCCATCGGCAATTATTAGGACAATAGTTTCCATCATTATCAATCCTGTCAATCGTCAAACTATCATTGTATCCATTATTGATAGCCCAATTACAAAAAACATCAAAATCATGCCATTCTTCACATACTGTAATTCCTTTGTAGAAATAATTTTGCGGGGCATGATATCTTTTTGAACATCTGTATATCATCCCTAACCAAATACAGTAAATTCTTTTGTTACATCCTTTATTAGTGTTTTTATAATTTTCTCTTTTCCTATCGTGATTTAATTGTATTGTTTCCTCCAACAAACATCCACATGATTTTGTTGTTCCTGTTACAAGATAATTTCCTATTACTTTTTTTGAATTACCACATTCGCATTCGCATAACCATGCTGTTTTGTTATTTATTTTCTCACACTCGCATATAACAGTCAACCTACCATATTTTTTCCCTGTTAAATCTTTGAAATTATGTGCGTGTTTTTCTTTTTTTGTACATCCACATGATATTGTTCTTCCACTTTTAAGGTTCCCACCTCTCACTACCGTTTCTTTACCGCAATCGCAACGACATTTCCAAATCAAAATACCATTGTTTGTTTTTTCTTTGTCAAGTTCTATTACAGTAAGTTTTCCAAATCTCATCCCAGATAAATCTTTTCTTTTTTTTGAAGGTTTACCCGGATTTCCTTTTTCGCATCCACAAGATACAGTTCTTTTATGTGTCAAATCATATCCAAGGGCGATTTTTTTGTTCCCGCAATCACACATACATTCCCATTGCGTATTCCCTTTTTTTGTATTTTCTGCCCTTTTGGTTACTGTTAGTTTCCCAAATCTTTTACCAATCAAGCTAAGTGGTTCTGCCATAAGTGTACCTCCTTTTAAAAGTATTTAATAGTACACCTACAGTTTATCACCTCCTTTGGGTCTGCGTCAAGTGATTTTGGATATAACATCAAACTTTCACCAACAACAAAATAATCATTGATTGGCTTTACTGTTCCTCCGACTTTTAAATGCGTCTTTCGTTCCCTGTTGTCTCTCATGTCAATCCATTTCTTTTTGGTTTTTCCACTGTTCACAGCAGTCTTGAACTGCTCATAATTCGCAACTGTATTTGCCTCATTTTCAGCGATGTATCTTGCTCTATCATCTGATAGGAAATATTCATCATCTATATTTTTGTAGGTTGTATCAACTACCATAGACGAAAACAGTGAAATGTATTCGTCAAGCTGTTCGTCAATCTCCACATTGTCTTGCAATACATTTCTGTATCTTGACTTGAATGTGAAAATTATAGCCTGTATGTCTGATATATTGTATTCTCCGTAAACAGTGATCAAGGCAAAAAGGAATAAAAGCGCACCCTCAAACTCTTTTGCCATCTTGATGCGCTTTTTCTTCTCACTCTCGCTTAGCTCCATTTCTCCGAAGTACTTTTCGTAATCCATAGAGCGTGTCTTTGCACTGCTTGTTAGATTATTTAATCCATCTATCATGGGCTACCCCCTTAAATTTGGGGAATTTTCCGTCTGATCGCTGTTATCCGGTGATAGTCTGTCGCTGTCCGGTTCCTGTTCTGCGTCTGCTGTTATTGATTTCTCAAAAATGCTTTTTTGATATGCGTCAATTAGATCACGGCTATCTTCCCACACCTGATTGACATCCTCGAATGCATTCATAGCTTTCAGTGCGTGCAATCCATAGATACCATGGCTTACAGCTGTAGCAAAAAAATTGATCTTGTTTGTAAGCTCAAAATTCTTCTGACGCTTAATACTGGGCTGTACATCCATATATCTAAGTGAAAGCATTGGATTGTCTCGCTCAATAAATGGTGAGATTGCGATTGCTCTAAGAACAACCTTTAATTCCTCCATCTTTGAGCCTTCCATGATGTTCTGCTGCATATTTGCTTCAATCTCAGCAGCATCCCATCCGGTTGCCGCGTCCATTGCAATTCCAGTAGAACCGCCGCTATTGTCATTTCTCTGCGGAACGTTGCATTTCTGCAAAATTAGCGCACGTCTTGTAATGATGTTATTCAACATGCCGGAATAGTCATAATTCACGGCCAGCGCTTCAACAAATGGTGTCTTGCCGTCCTGTGTTGTAAATGTCTGCATCCACTCATTTGTCTTAGGCTTTCGAACGGTGCTTGTCTCTGTGCCATCCGCATTCTTTACAATCTCGGTTGGGAATTCTACGTCATTAGAGTGCCATATTGCTTGCGTGTTCTGCTCCACGTCATTCGTAAAATCAGATACAAGGATATTCAGATTGTCCATCTCTGAGATTTCGCGCTCAAAGCACCCCATTCTGTCATATGACCGGAACCATTCAATGATCGGTATTTTTCCAAGTAAATTTGCTTCACCGCTGCGCTGTGTATGCATCCATGTCTCTTTTTCCGGGTCTACATCTCCATTGATGATGTGTTGCATATTCAATACTTCATATACAGCGTCATTAGAGAAGCATGTGAAATACTTGTTTCCTTTATCGTCTCTGCGATATGTAACACCCAACATAGGTCTTTTGCCGATGTAATAACTTGAATACACAACAAAAGTACACATAGGGCTTAAAATATCGACATTAAAGGGGCTGTCTCCAGGTTCATATTCCGTATTCACATCAACATATGAATATCCGATACCGCATATTTCAACGTATCGCCCAAGCTCTTGCGTCTTTTTTCTGATTTCCTCTGCTTCGTAGCACTCATTCAAATAATTCACAGCCAGCGGTTCGGTATTTCCTCCGCTGTCACGTTCTCCACGCTGGACGAACGTTATAGGATTGCCCCACTTGAATGATGTGTGAAATTTTGTGATCTCATGTGCAACATTGTCTACACATTGACAATCAATATCTGACCTATATGTTTTTTTTCGCATTAGTGGCTGATCGCCTGCATCATACTTCAGCAGAAAGTCAATCCTCTTTGTATTAAACAGATGATCCGGGAAAGCGCGTCTAAGAACGTCAATAACGTTGTCTTTCGTGATTTCTTTTACATCCGTATATATTTTCCTTCTGCCAATAGTCTGCATCTCACACCTCACCAAAATCTCATACCACTTGACTGCGTTCTATCCGGGATATTGTGATATGTTGTCTTATCTTCCTCCGGAGAATACACAACAATCTTTCCGCACTTCTTACATCTATGCGTCAAATTCATTGTTCCCTCTCCGCTATATTCCATTGCTTTCAATCCGCACAATGGACAATAAATTGTTTTCGGTCTTTTCATATAATCTCCGTACACACAAAAGCCCACGCGCTTTGCATTTGCGCATGGGCTTTTTGGATTAAACTTGTTCAGAGTTTTTTCGCATTTTCATAATAGCACACTTTTTTTATGAATTGTATGAAACTTTCATAAACGATATTTACTAATTGTTTTACTCACAAGGCTCTGGTCTATATGCAATTCATCTGCGATTTCTTGTTGTGTTTTTCCATCATATGCAATAGCCCGAATGATAATTCTCTCACGGCTTGATGCAGCACTTTTGGCAATGTCATCAATCTTGTTTGACATTTCGAGTAATTCATTTTCCTGTTCGTGAAGATTATCTATCTTTTCACGTAATAATTTGCGTCTACGCTCATACTGCGCAACTGGAAAGCCCTCAATCTTAAAGCCCTGTATTCCTCCAAGCCCCCCGGAAACTTTATCAACAACAGTCCCTTCATCAACAAGCTGTTCAAGCGCATCCTCGGATTTCTTTATGCTTTGCTTTAACCGCTTGATTTCCTCTTGCATATCAATATATTGTGAAATTATGCTGTTTGGTGATCTCTTTTTCACGAAAAACCTCCTATATCGGACTAGGCATGATGATCGTCTTGTGCAATCCTATCGGATTTTCGATAAACATTTCGAGCTGCGTTATTCCATCAACCGCATCATCATGTTCATTATCTCCGATTGTCACAAATGTTGTCATTTCATCCATTGCATTCTGATATTCTTTACTTCTGTAGTACCGCTTTATTCCGTTTTTAGCATCCTGGTCCAGCTCTTCTTGTGTTGGTATTCTCGATTGTAGGAATATAAATTTGCGCTTAATATCGCCTGCGTATGCAATGATTTTTGATTTCTTTTCCATTCTGTTAGGGGCGCGTCTATGCGTACAACTGCATTTATATCCTTGTTCTTGCAACATCTTATCAACAAGTCCACAATACAGATCACCGCCTTGATTGGCCTCAAATCTTGTTTCCCTTATATCGTTTCCGACAATCTTACCTACAACAATAGGCAATGTAACTTCTTTTGGACCAGTGTTAAAAACCCAATCGAAAATATAAACGTCTCCATTCTCATATTCTGCACCAATAGGCATTGATAGACTATCGCCACCGCCCAGCGCAACATCTGTCACCGCAACAATACGATGATCTAAGTCCGGCAGAATACCGTTGAAATAGCGTAATTCATCTGTCTTGAACAGAATACCCTCACGGACATATGGCTGTTGCTGGTATTTTGCCATCCATTCGGCATTGTCCAGCTTTTCACGCATTTCTCGATAATAGGCTGTTGAAAATCCATTGATTTTGTAATTGAAATTACTTTCATCATTTTCGTTTAATGCTGGAATTTTACGGAATTTATAGCCGGGATTGCCGTCTTGACGTTTTCTAATGCGCTCCAACGGGTCCATAACGTTCCACAAAGTACCTACCATCAATTCCTTTGCGCCGTCATTCTTTCGGTCTACCATCTTGTTTAGATACTCTTGAAACGTGTTCTCCATTCTGGTAGGGCTTAAAGAATGCTCTCTATCTCGCACAAGGTCATCAATGTAAAGGTATCCGTCTTTAGAAACATCAATAGCACCCGTCCAAGTTCCATCAATACCTCGGCAAGTGATTGTTGCAAATCTATCTGGATCGCCAAGAGTGATCGTAAATTCGTCCGCACTCTTGTCTGTTGGGAATGACGCTCTTTTTTTGTATTTCGGATGAATATAGTCAAAAATTGTCTTGAAATTATATTCTGGAGTAGTTATTAGATTTAACAATTCTTTGTAAAATCCCTTTGCAAGTATTCCAGAATGTCCACCCATTGCGCTATGGCTATTTGGACGCTTACAGGCTATCCATGCAAGAAAAAAAATACATACAGTTGACTTTCCAACTCTACTAGGCATTGATAAACCATAGAATTTGTATGTATTATCTTCTAGCGCTTGCAAATCGTCAACAACGGTTTTCAACGTATCCCGTCTGGGTTCATAAAATCGTTTCGATGGTTCCCTGTCTTTCTCCATGTAGAAGATAAAGCTCTCAAACAGATACGGACATTCGAAAAGAACTGTATCCCAGTAAAGGTCCATGTATTCCTCTCCAAATGTGTCATAATACATCACTTGTGCAGTCTGCTTGACAAATTTCGACCATTTAAGGCAGTATTCTTTTTCTTCCGGGTAATCTTTCATTATCCCGGAGCACATTTCCATTATTCCGGATAGCTTATCGTAATTCGCGCCATCATTTGCAATAATATCCCTCAATAAGATGATTGTCTGCTTATATTCATTCAGTCCAATTTTTGCCATACAAAAAGCACCTCCGCAGAAACGCAGAGATGCTTTGCGTTCTGCCCATAACTTTTAGGGTTAGCGACTTGATCATTTTTCAAGCCGGTACGTTTTAATAATTTCAAATATATCCGAATCTTCTGCAAGCCCAAGAACATCACGTACCACTCCGAAACATACTTCATAGTCATTTTCGCTTGTGCATTGACTATCTTTATTGTAGCGGCATGAAGAAAAATGGCATTCTCGATTATCCATCATTCTTCACGCTTTCAGTATACTTCTTCATGATATACTCATTCTCTTTCGACAATGCATTATATCTTTCTTCAATCCATCTTATCAGCTTGCTCTGTTCCTTAATTTTTTCCTTTAATTCATCAACTGTAAAATTTTTCTCTGAATTTTTTGAACGATACTCCTCGATCATATCAAAGATTTCATTTTTACGTGTGATCTCTGTTGGAGTTGAGTATTCGCAATTTTCAAAAAGCTTTCCATGATACTCTAAATACCACTTCGCCTTTTGAATATCCTGTTCAGCATTATCGCCTTTCAGTCCGGCACGATAGCAATATTTATAAGCATTCATCAAGCAAAAAATTCTTGTGTTGTAATTTCCATACTTATCCAGCATTTCATCAATGCATTCCTTGTGCCCCGGCTTATTGTAATGCGTAGGGTGATTTACGGCATCATTCATCTTTTTTCACTCCTTCGATATATTTGATTGAAAAACCTTGCGAAATTGCATTGGCAAGTGCCTGAACCAACTGTTCGTCATTTGTATAATCGTTATACCCAAGATGTAAGAATATTCCATGCACCATTTCGTGGCAAATAGCTTCATTCTTCATATCTTCCGTCATATCTGCGTTGATTTTGATTGTGCAGTTCTTGTAATCAATCTGCCCCATATGCAAGTCAATGTCAAAATTGTCTTTGCATTCTTCAATCTTGTGTGGAACACCGCAGATGTTTACTGATCTACTCATTTCATTCTTCTCCTGTTATCAATTCGCTGTACGGCAATGTTTCAATCCATTTGCAAAACGTTCTCCATTCGTCAAGCTTGTGGTTTTTTCTGCTGTTGTAGATATTCGCCAATACCTCATAATTCATACAGACAGTTCTACGATAATTGTAGGACATTGGTAACAACTGTATCATCTGCCACCAATACTTTTTATCCTTAGTTTCAAGATATTTTTCCCTACATATATTCAACATCTTAATGATGTATTTTAGGATATTTTCAGGAAACGCAAAGTCACATTGCGCTACATAAAATCCGCATAATTCGTTTGAATTTGAACTCCTCATTAAATGTTCGTGACTAAAATCATCAAGTGTAAATTCCTTTGTGTGAATTTTATGCATTGTAGATGTGCTATTCTCTGTAACGCCAATTCGATATGTCGAAAACTCCTTAAACCAATAATCAGGTGCTATTATGTCAACATATACTATAATCATTCGCATAAACTTTCTATGGTCGGTTCCTGCTTTTGATAACTTTTTCATTAATTCTAAGTCATTCGTACCTATCTTGAAATATGCCCTACTATATTCAATTCCGTCTTCATCGTACCCATCTTGAAATACAATACCACTATCACTCTTATCCCAACTATTCATTGGGTTTCGCATTCCACGGATAGCAGCTTCAAACCCTACAATTTCAACATTTTCAATTTTGATCATAGTTCTTTTTCCATCCTCCTAACTAGTCTTTCCTGTTTTGCGTCAATCCAGTCTTGAATACGCTTATCCGAAATTCCGCAAACCTGTTTCACAATCTCAATGCAGATGAGTACGTCAGCCACTTCCTCTGCAACGTGGTTAATATCACTTTTTCCTCGAATTTCCTTGCTGATAGCCTGGGTCAATTCACTGCATTCTTCCATGCTTGTAACAAGCTGAATGCACTTTCCATAATTCTTAATGGACTTTTCAACAATCTGCTCATTCACTTTAATCATTTTTTCCACCTCATATCTTTCTAGCAAGCATATCAATGATATTTGCGCTCATAAAATGTGAAACACTCAAATGTATTGTGTCCTTATAGTTTCCGCATTTATTGAATTTCGTCGAAAAATACTTATGCATCATCTTCAAATATGCGTCTTTATTCTGCGTAAAGCCACAAGCAACGACTGTTTCCGGCGGGTCCATGTATTCGTCAACAATGTTTCTGTATGCGTGATCTGATAGCAGTCTATGCCTTGTTCCGAACTCCTCGTAATAATGCCGATAGAATATCGCGATTATATCAATCAAATCCTCTGCATATTCACAGGTCCCGTAGGTCTGGCTCATGTGTTTTGCAATAACAGGTCTGATATGCTCGATCAATTCCTCCTCGCTGTAATCAGGCGAAATATACCGGCTTTGATTTTCACCGCATCCTCGCTCCACCTCTGGTGGACGAGTATATATATTCTGTACCCATAGACCTTTATGGTCTATGGTATATATATCTTTAGTATCTTTGTTATCTATATTTCTTTCATTAGTATTTGATCTATCTTTAATTTCTTTCTTAGTATTTAATTCATCTTTATTTTGTTTATTAGTATTTAATTGTCGGACGTTTTCTACCGGTAGAAATTCAAGAGGTTGATTTTCTACCCCTTGTTTTTCTACCTCTTGAATTTCTGCATCTTGCGGAAATTCAAAGATATCGTAGACATATTCATAACGCCCGCTGGCTGTCTGATCTGGGTTCTTTTTCGTGATCTTCATGTAGCCGAATGACTTTAATTCGCTCAGTGTTGACTTAACCGCCGTTTCGCTCTCTTTGCAGATTGAGCACAATCCGGCAATCGAATAATCCCAATCATCAGGAAGAGAAAGCATAACAGATAGCAGTCCCTTTGCCTTTAGGCTCAATTCTTTGTTGCGCAAGTGATGATTGCTCATCACTGTGTAATTCCGGCTCTTGTTTACTCTTATAACAGCCATATTCATACCTCCGTGCTGATATTTTCCGTGAAATATAAAAACAGCGGACAGGCAATCACGGTATTGCTTTTCGGTAGCTATCCTATTCCGCTGGTTTTACCAAAATTATAATGTGCTCTGATCTATGAATGATACTCCAAAGATAGAAAACTGATTTTCATAAAGCTCCTTTTTCCACTTAATGAATGTTACGTGACTAATTCCAAGCGCTTTAGCAGCCTGGGCTACTGAAAGTCCCCCAACACGATATTTATTCCATACTTCCTCGAATTTATCGGCAGATACCTTTTTGCCATGATAATAATTCGGGTGCCCTTTCTGTGTTTTTCCTGGCATAATAAACCTCCGTCAAAATATGTCATCTTCCATGTTCACAATTACTTCATGCCCACAATACGGGCATCTGATAACCTGTCTGCCAAGAAATGTTCTGCTCCAGCGCACTTCGCTACGATCATACGATATATTCAGCAAGCACTCTCGGCATTTCTCTGTAAAAACATTCTTTTCGTTTGTTTCTTCCTCGAAACTTGTCATAAGCAACCTCTAAAACAACTAAAAACAAATTTAAAACAATTAAAAAACAACCAAAGCCAATTATCCGACTTGAACGGATATCACGCACATACATGCACGCCGATCTATCATTGATCTAAATTGGCATGAGCGCTCTTATAAACTGCATGAAACTTCAGAGCGCGTTTTGCATTTCCGCAGGACTATTTGCGATCACCTGCATGTTGTATCTAAAACGCAAAAAAGTTTTTCGGTGCTACTTAACGCAAAATATGTTTCGCACTTTCAACAGATTACCTCTTCACCCGCATACACGGACATTGAGGAAAATGCTATGTATTCCCAGCTTTATTCCATAGCCACGCACAATAGCCCCATTAGATATGACGTTCTTTAACCTGTTTTCGTCTGCCATGCGTTTAAGATGTTTCCCCGTTAAGTGCCAAGGTGGAAAGACGCTTAACAGGGCTTTATTTAATTCAACGTGTCAGGGACATCTTGAACACGTCTATCCGGTAATGAACCGGACGCATTGGCATTGACAGATTCGAACTGCCCACCAACGGCTTATAAGGCCGTCACTCTAACCATCTGAGTTAAATGCCATTGTCCGGCTATACGGTCAATATCCCACATCCCTCGGGAATAAAGGCTTGATTTTCGCGTTCGCCACACACAACACGCGCATTGCCATCAACGATATTTTTTATTGAGTGCAAGCTGCAGGAACATCCGGATGTTCCTAATGCCTGGGCGCGGAGTTGAACCGCGCTTTGGGTACGGGGAAAACTTATTCGGGGGTCAAGGAGATTTCCGTTCCAGGCTTAATTGTCCAAACCGGACTTGAACCGGTATCCGCTTGTGCATCGTGGGATAGGTGCGCAAACATGCCCGTACACCATGGACAACGTATGTATAAAAGGAGTAAAACAAATGGTTGCCAACAATCGGCAGCTGGCTATCCGGAGTCGAACCGGAAGATGTACCAAGAAATACATAGCCATTATTTGGTTCCAATCAGAACCGACTTACGAAACATAATTGCAAACAAAAATATCCACCATTTGCCAAACGAAAGAGCTAAACACGTCAAGCATATATACATGACGCAGTTTTCAAAAGCTGCCACTTCATCAATTCGCATCCAGATCACCATACATCCGTCAGATAGTCAACTATATTTTCTGCAAGCTCGTCCGGGCTGTTAGAACAATCATAATTATTCTCAATCGCAGTTGATAAGCGATCAGTAAATGTTTTTCTGATCTCCGGTAATCGCTCCAGCAGATGCCCAAGGAGCTGCATTGCTTCCTCGCCGTCACATGGATAAAAGTGTACGTGTATATCACTACAATCCATGATTGCATCCGGCAATTCTTTCACACCATTTTCAGAGGCACAAACCGTCAAATCTATCCTCGATTTTTGGTTTAAATCTCGCTGGTAGGAAATATGTTCAACACCTGTGATTTTCTCGCAGTTGATATATACGTCACCGTCAGATATTTCAATTTTGCTCATTTCGCTTTCTCCACAACTATGTCTATGATACAAATTTTAACCTTGCGTGTAGTATAGACTGTGGGCAATATTGAATTTTATGAATTTCTGTTAGATTTTTCTGAAAATCTGAATTGCAGATTGATTGTTAAACGCAGAATGCCTGTAATTTGCATTCTAAAGCCCAACAGAGGACTTTTGTGTATGCAGACAATAATTTGCCTATCACAAATGCAAAAGTGCCTTAAACGGGCTTAAAATGCGAAATAGGGGCTTTTTTGAATTTTTTAAAATTTTCAAGGGGCTACATGGATTGACAAAATGTAATTGCACAATGGACAAGCAATCTCATAATGCCTCTATTTTCCACGTACAAGCCCTAGAATACGCTTTTGGTGTCTTAGGTGAATATTTCCTCACCCAAAATGCAAAGTGGTCTAAAATCGGCTCTAAATTGATTTTAGGGCATATTCGATTATTTAGAAGTCAGCGAAACCTCAGAAGATCAGATGCGAACAGGCTGGTATTAAAGGATTTTTAAATAACCGAATACAGATCAAGGCTGTATTAAAGATAATCGCAGAATGTTTAAATAACTCCTAGACGTATATATAATATACACCTATCAGATGCGTATTGAATATATCTCTAGTAAACTCTATTGATATAACTAGGATAGATATGTATTGAGTAGATATGGTTATATAATATTTAACTATGTGTTTGAAATTTATATAAATATATATTAGGACTATTGGATTTAATTATATTTAAGTGGATTATTTATAATTATACCTGTGTATATTTTATTGATTATTACTAAGTGTATTTTTATTCTATTTTGTGCTATTGAGTATTAAATGGATTTTTATTAAGTGGATTTTTTATTTTTTTGTTACTCGAGGGGCTTAACAGGGGCACGGCTCTACGTTCATAGAAACCCCCACCCACCAATAGAGGCATCAGGACCACACCGGGACCAGATGCGGAACTACAGCACGTAGCCAATCGAACACACGTTAACTATTCGTTAAACAAAACTTTAACGAATAGTTGGGTTGACAACATGCACAACAAAAGCGTGTTTATATGTGCATAATACACAAAAAGCCCCAAAAACGGGGCTTTTATGCATAAAATCATTTTTATTCATCCGGCATTTCCGGCAATTCTGGACGTTTCCCGTTGTACTCCAACATGATCTCCTGTGGCGTTCTTTTCCGCTCCTTGACTTCTTCCCGGGACACTCCGGGTTGGGACCAACCATAGTGATGGTTTAAAATACCAAGTATTCCTACAGGGGTAGCCTTACCAGAAACTAACTTATCACTTAAACTTTCCTCCCGTAATTTAAGGAGCGTTTTATAAATGTAGAGTGTATCAGGGGTTTGATTCCATTTATCATTCCCCCAACCGTATATAGTCATATAATCAATACCCGTTAAAAAGCTAAAACACATTATTGTAATTTCTTTATCATATTCTAAACTAATCTCTATATATATATTTAATACACTTCTAACCACTGGAATATTATATGTATTATTAGTTTCCTCTATATCATCTGAATACTTTTTAGGGTTTTTAAGTCTAGTAGTACCTTTAAAAACGTGTTTATATATATACAATAAACACCCCTTCCATACAGACTGAGATTCCTTTTTCATGTCCTCTATACCCTGTTCCTCTATATACATAGATAGATATAAGCGTATATCATTCTCATATACTTCTATGGAACGTTCTTTATTTCTGTTATCCATACTCTATATATACCTACTTTCTACAAATTTAGTGTATTTTTCCGCGCGCTTTTTGGCGTGAAAATTCACACTATAAACATTGAAAAATCGCGCTGTATCTATCATAAAAATATCATCAGATCATAAAATTGTCAACTGAATTTTAGGCAACAAAAAAACCCCGTTTCCGGGGCCTTTAAAGCTATTCAAAATATAAATCTTTTGGATCAATGCCGTTTTCTGTTGCTTGTCTTTCAATTTCTTCTCTTAAAATCTCATATGATTTTTCGTCAAATTCGCCTTCTTCAAAATCTTCAAGAACTCCATATTCTACATAAAGTTCCACAGCTCCAATTTTTGCTAACATGTAATTTACGCCGTTCGGAAACTTAAAAGGATCACGCGCAACCCCGCCGGAAAACTCAACCGGGTATTTCTCTACACATACCAAATCTTCGGCTTCGTCCATGTCAAAATCCTCTGTAAATACCGCAAAAAAATTGTACCGGTTTGCTGCATATTCCATTCTGGAATTTGGTTGATCTGAATCAACCTTAATCCTTTCAATTCTTGAAACGGTGTACTCATCGAAAAAATTCACCTTTCCCCCAACTTCAGGAAGTTTTGAAACCGCCTGAAAAACTCTATCAAATCCTCTAACTTTTACCTTGATCATAAAATACCACCTTCCCGCCCGTGTAGGGCTGTAAATTTTATTTTATTGCTACCCCCGGGGAAAATCCCGGGACGCTTGCGGCCTAAAGCCTTTTTAGAGCCGCCGCAACGGCTTTAAATCAGTTGTTCCCGCATCCATCTTCCCAACCGTCGATTGTGCACGCGTTCCCGCATCCATCTTCCCAACCGCCACTAATAGGATCAATACCAGCGTTCAGATCATCAATACAGCTTTGCATGCTCTCAATTGTATCTGGATAAACAACGCCTAAAAACTCATCGCCGTTGTAAACTTTGAAACAGTGCAAAGAATAATCAAAATCACTCTCATAAACCTCGATACCATTTTCAAAAATCCATTTTCTCATATTTCCACCTTTCCGGCGCTGCGCGCCTATACACTTTTTAGGGCTCTCCCCTTTACAAGTACAATTTTACACCATAAAACGTTAAAAGTCAAGCACTTTTTGAAATTTCTTTCAAAAGAATTTGATTTTTTCTTCATCTGTCGGAACAACCGAAATTATATCGGACGGTTGACATTTTAAAATTAGACATATAGTATTCATTGTTTTTGTTGTGATGTCCCGATTTTCCCGAATTGCCTGCAAAGTGCTTTCAGAAAGTAAATTTTCTTTACGAATACGTTTATAATCCCACCCGGCATTTCTCAAATCCTTTAAAAGCCCACTTTTGTATACAATCATATTTCCGCCTTCTTTCTTTTTTGATCTTCCAGCGTTTTTCACGCTGAATTTTAAAAATTTTAGCACCAAATTTTCAAACTGTCAACAACAAAAAACTAAAAAAGGTTTAAATTTTTCCACCAAAAAAGGTTGACAAGGCGCTGATTATGTGCTAAAATACTTATAGTTCCAAGGGGGACTATAAAAAAACCCCGGTGCACGCCGTAGGAAGCTAAAAGCACCGGGAACCAATCAAAAAAAGAAAGGTGCTTGCATTATAATGCAAGCAAAAGGAAAAATCAATGAGAAGTGAAAAAATGGTTATCGAAGTGAAAAACGCTGGAAAGTGGATTGTTGAAAATACAATCGAGAATTTGGAAGAAATTTATTCCAGTTTGTCCGCTGATCTGATTGCAAAGAAGATCAATGCGTGCACCTACATTAAGAGCATTAAGCGCGTATGTAATTATGACGGAACGCAAAATATCATCGTAAATTTTGGCAACGGCGCTAGACGCGTTTACACTGTAAAGGATTGATTTTTAAGCAACGGCGGCCGGCGCCTATTCCGGGGTTCAAATCCCCGGGTTGCTTTTCACCCTGTAGGGGTTAGAAAAATTTTATAGGAAGGTTAAAAAGGTGGAAAGATGGTATATAGTGACGTTGTAAAAAATGGTTGGATTTTACCATACAAGGTAAAATACACAATGAAGGATTTTAAAAAAATACACGGGCTACATGATGCTATTACGTCGCGTTTTATAATTATATGTAGCGTTGTATATCATTGTGAAAATGGTAAAATTTGCGATTATTCGCAAATTTTTAACAACATAAACAAATTTTTATATATGGAAGGTTGAAACAATCCTTTTAAAAATCCGAAACAAGCCCCGCGCGGGGCTTGTCATTCCGGGGGTCATGCCCCGGGCGGAACTCCCCAAAAAGGGAAAAATAAAAAAAGAGGTGGAAATTATGAAAAGACGTTTTAGAATTACAGCCGCCGACAAGGCGCATTTTGAAAGTCTGATTTCAGACTATGAAAATTCCGGCTTTATTTTATCGGTGCTTGAAGATCATTTTGCAATTCTTGAAAGTGCCGAAAGCACTATAACAATAGAATATTAGAAGGGGGTGTTTTTATGAAATTGCATAAAATCCGTGGAATTGCTTTAACCGTTTGCGCTTGTGAGCAGAAAATTGCTTACAACTACGCGTTTTCAAACGTGGATTTTTCATTTAATGACGCCGTGGAACTTGTCAAGAATGATCTGAACCGCCGGAAAGACGGCGATATGAAAAAATACGATACAGATGCAATTTTGAAAATTTTTGAAGAAAATTTCAAAAATTACAACGGTGAAATCGGTTGTAGTTATGAAAAAATCGGGGAACTGTTCCCCGTGGGGGCGTAAACGCGCCCCTTTTCCGCGTTCCGCGTTTCCGGCGGTATGCTTCAAAGCAAAACGTGGACTAAAAACGATAACAAAAAGGATCATGCCGCCCCGGCGGCCGTGTATTTGGTGATTTTATTTTTAACTTTTTGCGGGTCCTTTTTGTGAAAACGCGACTTATAGCCGCCTATCGTTTACAACTCAAGACGGGCGACGCTGTAAAATTGCGCCCGCATTTGCTGGAGCTTGTGCATCTCCAGATTAAAAACAGATTGCACACGCGCAGCGGCGCGCACACCGCCAAAAATCGCACATTGACAACCTATCAATCTTTCGTTTTTCTTGCCTTTTTACGTATACCGGATTTTTCCGGGCTTGTTTCGCGCGTCTGTTTTTCTTCCAGCGCGCCCGGCTTGATTGGATCACATTCTCTATATGCGCTAAAAGTGCACGAAAAAACCGCCGGACCGGCTCTATTTCCGGTGCAGAAATTCAGAAAAAATTTCAGAATTTCCGTGACGGTCCCGCATGGATTTTTTGGTGGAAGTCTGCATTCCGGTAGGCGAATACCCCGGGGGTATCGAAAAATTTAGTTTAACTTTTTTGAGAAAAAAATTTCAAAAATTTTTGCTGTATAAATGTGAAATTTTTACAGCATTTCCGCACAATCCGAACCAGTACCCCGGGGGGTATCAATTTTGTTACCTTGAAATTTTCTGCCGGAATTTTCGCAAGTGAAAATCAGTCCAGAAGATGCATAAATGGACTTTGATAGTTCACGCTCCAGCTTTTTCATCGTCATTTCCGGGTTAGTAATTCTCACATATTCAAGCAATCTCTGCATATCCATATCTCATGTACTCCTTAAAAATTTTATCTGTTGTATTGATTATATTTCTTGCGTATGTTGCAATATAATCGCATATAATTTCTTCGGTGTCAATGTCAAAAGTGACGTGATACTCGAAACAAAAAGCATGTGTAATCTCATGCAGCAGTACCTTGTCAAGCATTCTCCCGGTCAGATCATCTCTAACCCATATTGTCTTTTCTGCATTGTCACAAGCTCCAAGCACATACTCTCCGTCACTTCTCGTTAAATGCCTGTTTTTGGCATCTACAGCCCGCACAATCCACATTTTGCCGTTTATACGCATATTTCCTCACCGCCAATCAAAAGGGGCTTAAAAAGCCCCTAAATGGAAATCTAGCCCATTTTCTGCAAAAGCGTCTGTAATCTGGACTTCATCATTGTGCGCTCAGCATTTCCGATTGTCCCCCATACGTCCACCAGTTCATCCATTAGTGTTTTGGTAAAATGGTCGAAATTTTCCGTTGTTGTGTCTGTCCTGTACTTTTGCCGGGCTTTTTCGGTTTCGCTTATCGGCTCTGTATAATATCTCTTGCCCTGCTGTTTATCCATATCACGATACCATTCAGCAGAATGCTCCTTAAACATTTCAGGCGTCATTCTATATTCGCCCTCTTTCATTTCCTTTGCGATCAATGAATGGTACTCTGCTTCTGCAAGGTCCTTAATCATGTCCACAACCTCGCCAAGCTCTTTTGTATCAACGCATTTAAGGTCCTGTTCCAGCTCCTCACAAGCCGCCTCTGTCAAAGTTTCAATCATCTTGTGTATTCTCTCAATGTGCATATCATCACCCCCATTATACACCGCTAACTCTTGTAACTGTCAAATTTGCGTTCTTGACTAAGATAGCCTGGTCGGATGTATTTACAACGCTTATGACAGCGCAACATGGAGCACAAACCCTTACAAGATGTTCGGTTGATACGTTGTTGTAATCTCCTGTTCCCCCTGGTGTTGATGTCATTACAGCTCCGGGAATTGGCTCACCGTCAAGCGCAAGTGCAATGCTGATACTTCCGGCTGTTCCTGTTGTAGGTACGGCAATATCACCATTAAATGCGACTTCATAAATCCCTGGCTTAGCAAGCGTAACCTGTGCGCTGCCCTCTCTATGTCTCTCTGCTCCGCATCCACTCTTTAAAGCTGTTGCTGAAAACAATACAGCACCATCAACAGATAATCTCTGTGGTGCAATTCCCGTTATCTCAATCATGTTATCCTCTCTTTCTTTACCACAAAAAGGGCAAACCATTATAAGGTCTGCCCCAGCTTATCGTAACACTACCTATTCGGCAGACATATCCGTATTCATTGCGGATAAGATACTAAGTATTCTCTTTTGGTTATCCACAATCTTGTCAAGATACACTCTATCTTGCCTTTGTAATTCTCTCAGCAGATCATCATTGCTGGATTGGCTCATATCATTCTGATAGCCCAAGGTCTGTAAAATTACGGAAAAAATAGTCAATGCATCCAGAAAGTCAAGATTGTTTCCGTTTTGGCTTATCATGCGCAACCGCATCCATTACCGAAAGCGTTCATAGCTAACACCTGCGACTGATACGGGCTACAAGTGATGTAGGCCGGGCGCGGAGTAGGACTAAGAGCATTGATTAACGTTGTATTCTGCGCCTGCTGGCTCAACTGGAAGTTTGCAGTCTGCAAATTGTCTCTCAATGTCTGAATTTCATTCTGCGTAATTGTGTCGATGATACGCTGCGTGTTTGCGTTTCCAGCGTTGATAATGTCGCATGTGTTCTTTGCGTTCTCATATCTTACGCTATCAAGGTTTCTGTTGGTCTCACAGCAACAATCCTTCATCTGATACCCAAGCGTTGTAATTCCGTTTGCTACATTCGCAAAGCCGGTGCACATATCACGCTGTACGCCGTTGAAACCATTCAGCATAGTGGTGTTCTGCGCATAAAAGCCATCACATAAGCCGTTCTGTACGCCTCTTACGCTGTCAGACAGTTCCTGAAAATTCATATCCTGGCAAAGATCACCTCTTGTGAGTGCTCCCTGTACGGCATTGTTTCCACCAAAGCCACCATTACCCCAGCCACCGCCGAAAATAGCAAAGATTAAAACAACCCATATAAGCCATCCTCCATCTGTGCCGAAACCATCATTTCTGTTGTTTCCCATGACAGCAGCTACATCAGCTGGTGTCATTGCATTTTCTGAACCAAACATAGTGTTACCTCCTTAAAATTTATATACTTAATTTCGCGAAAATTAGTATCAATTTAATAAAAAATGTGTTATAATATTTATGTGTGGATAGCCCGACGGGGCGAAAGTCATTTGTCCTTATGATTTCCACACATTGATCATAAAGGACATCACACTGAAAGGACAGGTGTTATTTTTATGTCATCAATTCGTATCAATCCTTCTGAATATATCGGCTTAACATTTGAAAAGCTGACAGTTATTGGTGTTTCCAAAAGAAATCAAAACGAAAAAAGATATTATCTTGATTGCCAATGTGAATGTGGCAATATCATAAGGCTTCTTCCATACCAGATAAAAAAACATCAAGTAAAAAGTTGCGGTTGTTTAAGAACACAAGCAGCAAAAAATGCAAGAAGTTACATAGCAAACCATTTTGAAAATGATCGATCAAAGCATCCTCTTTATTGGATTTGGTATCAAATGATCAATCGTTGTGAAAATCAAAATTCAAAATATTATAATCGTTACGGTGGCCGAGGCATTTCAGTATGTGAAGAATGGCATGATTTTAACAATTTTGTACTATGGTCGGATTCTGTTAATGGTAGACCTAGAGGCTATTCATTAGACCGTATAAACAATGACGGAAATTATGAACCTAACAATTGCCGTTGGACAACCAATTTTCAGCAAGGTATAAATAAATCGTCAAATATACTTGTTGAGTATAAAGGACAAACAAAAACACTTATGGAATGGTCTTTAATAACAGGAATTAGGTGGACCACTTTGTATCATCGTTTTACGCGCGGTTGGGATGTTGATAAAATGCTTTCTACACCACCAAAAATAAATCGAACACCAAAATTTGACAAGAAAATATCTCAATTCGATTTATACGGCAACAAAATCAAAACATACAATGTTGATGATGAAGTACCAATCAACTGCATAAAAAGTGAAATAGTCGCTTGCTGTAATGGTAATAGTAAAACTTATAGAAACTATATTTGGAAATATGAGGGTGAGTGATCACCCTTTTATTTTATTCCAAACTGATTTCTTAATTGCTGTATTGCCTGATCTGGGTCTATCCCCTTTTCTTTGCATAAATTTCTTGCTAATTTTTCAATCCCATTTTTATCTCCAGTTTTAGCCATATCAACAGTATTTTTTAATACTGGATTTCCTTGTATTTGAGGATTGTTTATCATGCTGTACAAAAATGCCTGCGGATTTCTAACAGCATTCATAATCTGCATTGGGTTCATCATTCTGTATCACCATCCTTTTTAGCCTTTATAGAGGTTGTTTTAGCTCCGAATGACTTTTCAATCTTGTCCAGTCTTGCCATCACTTCGTCAAGTTTTCCCATAATGCCCTCTGTAGCGCTCTCAGATAGCCCTATTTCGGCTTTTGAGACTTCACTCGATGAAATACCAGCCTGTTGTGCATTAGGCGCTAAAACGGGCTTATACGATGTTGTCTTGATTGTTCCATCCGCGTTCCATATCCGGTGCTGGATTTCATCACCGCTTTTCTTGAAGAACACGGCTCCTACATTGTCCATCGGAACGTCATTCGCTGTAATACTGGAAAAATCATCAACAATGCGTCCGTTCAATGTTCCCGACATTTGTGTCGGAGACATGCCCGGCTGCGCATACTGCGGATACTGCTGTTCAAGCTGTGCCAATCGCTGTTGGGCGTTCATCATAGGGTTATAAGGTTGTTGATACATTGGCATCGGGCTGTAATACGGACTGTATGCTTGCATAGGGATTTTCCTCCTCTATTTCCTCTATAATTTCTGAAAATACGTTTACTGCTGTTGATTGACAGCCTATTGGTATCTTCTGCATATCCGGATGGCTGAAAATCCTCTCCAAGAAATCATCTGTAAACATTTTCATCACTTCCTTTTTCTTAATTTTGGCATAAAAAAAGACGGCATAACCGTCACCAATGAATACAAAAATAGTAATATTTTAAGAAAATAGAATAATCTCTAGTCTTTTCAAGCAAGCCTTTTCTCGGCAATCTCTAGCTGTCGGGATTGTAAGCGACTGCCGAGAACCATAGTAAATTAAACTGATGTGAAAAATATTTCCACATCATCACCTCTAATTATAACTTTTTCAATACATTCTTTCAATATCTTGTTCTTTTGCTTATTGTCAAGCTCGTTCCATATCTCTGCACTGCTCTTCATTGTCTCCATCTTCTCGAAAGACTTTTCATTTTCGCTCGACTGCTCAATTTTAAGTTGCTCCCTTAAGACTTTCAGCCGGCTTTCTTCTGCCTGTATAAGCTCTAGCAGACTTTCACTCTGATTATCAACATACAGCGTATAAAACTTCTTGACCTTAGCAGATACCTTTTTGATTTCAGCCTCAATGGCTCTGAAATCTGTCTCTTTCTTTTCGGGTTCATCATACTTCAATACGAAATTCAGGAATTGACTTTCAACTTCGTTTTCAATTTCATGGGCTTTCGGTTTGATGTTATTGCAATTCTCGTCACGTTTCATGTATTCTTTCCCGGCATGGTCCTGTGAATAGCACATCAATTTGTGGTAGGACCCCCACTTAATATAACGCATTCTGGCACCGCATACACCGCACCAGCATAGACCTGTGAGCATATTGTCATTGCTAACATATGAATGCGTATGACGCTTTTGCGCACATTCCTGTACCATGTTGTAAAGTTCTATGGTTATGATTGGCTCATGTCTGCCTTTATACACATTCCCGCCGAATTCAATCATGCCTAAGTATGCTTTATGCGTCAATACCTGCCTCACGGACCTCTCGCACGCAAACCCCAAAATCTTTGAGATTTTTTCACACGAATATCCGTCAAGATACAGCTCATATGCTCTTTTGACCTTTTCGGCATCATCATTTGGATGCAGAATTCCGTCATTCCGGTCATAATTGTATCCAATAGGTATTGTGGCGCCACCCATCCAATAGCCCTTTTTTACTCGCTCCAGTTTCCCGGCCTTTGTGCGCATGAGAATAACTTCACGCTCATACTGCCCCATGATTGCGTTTACGCCAATCATTACCTTGTCCATTGGATTGTCAAAGCGCAAATCCTCCGTGACGGATTCAACATGCACTCCGTATTGCGGCAATGTCCGATACAGAAGCGTCAATGTATCAATCACATTACGGCTCATTCGGTCAAGCTTATAAATATAGACTGTTCCTATTTCTCCGTATTCCGCATCATGCAGAAGTGAAGTAATGTCCGGGCGCTCCATCTTCGCACCACTATAACCACCATCTATATACCACTTTTCAATTTTCACCCCTTTTCTATCGCAGTATTCGGTGATCTTTGTTCTTTGCAAGTCAAGCCCATACTTCTCAACTTGCGTCTCTGATGATACCCTTAAATATGCAACATTCTTTTTCATGTCTTTCCTCCATTTGGCAAGAGAAAAGGCTAGAAATTATTCTAGCCTAATTCTAAACTATTTACTTTTTCTTGTCAACTTTCCGACCATGATCTTTTTTGCCTGATCAATATGCACCTCATAGTCCTGCATTTCTTCTTTGCTGACCTTCTTTCCGTTGATATATACTGTTGTCAATGTATCCATCTCCCTTATAAAGTCCTTGATTTTTGCGCATAAGACACATTTGCGCTTTGTTACTGTTGATGTAGATACACCCAGCTTATCCGCAATCTGAATGTCACTACATCTTTTGCTTGTCATATCGAATAATATGCTTTCTTCCTCCGAAAAATTACAATTTTCCTTCAAGAAGTCGAGTTCCGGCCTGCTCAGTCTGTACAATTTGTTCATGGGCATGGCCTCCGTTATTATTTTGATACTTTAATGCTAAGATTTTACCGCCTTTTGCTCCCTGCATCACCAGTTTCCCGTGACAGCATGTGCAGATTTTCCACTTGATATTGTCAAGCGGTTCTCCACACTGATAGCATAATCCGTTCTGTTTTCTATATTCCCTCGTTCCGATTGTCTCGGAATGTTTCTTTTCCCTGATTGACCTTGCGTATCTTCTGCAATACATCAAACATTCATTGCAACGTCTCTTTCCGGGTGCTGCCTCTCGTTTCCCGCACTGGATGCAGATTCCGGAATTTTCACGTTGTTCTCTAAGTGCCTTTGCTGCCTCCCTCTGGTGCTCTAGGTTGCTGGTCCTTTTATTTGCGTCAAATGTTTTCTTGCGTTTTGAATGTTCAAGCGAACACTTCTCACACATTTTTTGTCCGTCAATGTATAGCTGGTTCTTGTGGCATCTTGGACAAATCCCAAGATCAAGATAGAGCCGCTTGCTAAGTTTGTATTCCTCATTCTTTTTAGCTTTACAGCTCATGCAGTATGCCCCGGTTGTGTCCATAACTGCATTACACTTAACGCATCTTCCAGCATTTTTTCTTTCGTGATATTTGTTTTTGCTTTGAGTATTATGTTTCTCTATACACTTAGAACACATAACTCCTTCCCTGTCTAACTCTTTACCGCAATATCGACAGGTTGTTGCTGTTTTATATCTGATATACACCCAAATACCCCCTTGACCTAATAAATTCATTCTACAATGCCCTTATTTTGCCCTCAGAGTACCTTATTTTCGATTTTTAGTATTTTGATGATAATTTCCTTACTGAAATTATAAAGCGTCTAAAACAGCCTTGAAATGGGTTGTACGGCTATTCTGATTTTTTGCTATCTTCCAGCGCGATCTTATCATGCCCATCAATATCCAATGATCTGATTGTTTGTAATATCTTAGGTGGCAATTTCGCATCTTCATGTGCCCTGTTCACCACCGCCCTATAAGTACGGATAAAATTAGACTGTATAACATTCTCAACGCTTTCGATATTGGTTTGTGACCAGTTTCTAAGCTGTGAAGCGTTACCAACAGCCTTTTGAACAATCTCCGGCAGTTTCTTGAATTCTTCCTCAGCTCCGTAATAGCCATTCCTTAACGCTCTACTTACAAGCCCCCAGGCTTCCATTTCTGTAGGCTCACTTGCCATTGTAACAAGCCTGTACTGTTCACGTATGTCCGCAACAAGAGGAGGATACTTGCAAGATACAATGTATTTCTGCACCGCCATAGCGCACGTCTTATAATCCAAGTCCTTTAGCATCTCATACCATACGTTAAATGCGTACTGGTCCGGAATGAATGTCGGCGCTGTATAAACGGCTTTCATAGCCTTAACTAAAATCCCAAATTCATCACTGGTCATTGCAATTCCTCACCCAATCGTCAACAATGTCAACACGATTTCGGATTGTGTCTATATATGCGTTTCCTGTCTGCTTATCCTCAATTATGTTTTGGTTTAGATAGCCCTCAAACTTGTTTCCAAAAAGCGTCTCCGGTCTAAGATACTTCTCTTGTGAAGTACCCAGCCACTCTTTGGCTTTCTTGTCGATAACAGTATAAAAATCATCTTCTGTATATCCATCTTTAATTCTTGCTTTAATACGTATTTGTGTACTAGATGTATTGTATCTATATCTTGTATTGCATTTAGTATTCAAGTAATCTATAACTTTTTTAATTATATCTAAGTTATTCTCTTTATTCTTTTTATCTAAATCAGATTCAGAAACAGAATCAGATATAGATATAGAAACAGAATCAGATACAGATACAGCTACAGATGTATCCATAGGGTATCTATACCCTATGGATAGGGTATCTGTTTTGTACCTTTCAATCAGTTCTAAGACGTATTTTCTAAAGCTATCGTCTTTAATGTGCGCGGCTACTTTTGAAGTTCCGGAAAGCATTTTGTCTGATCTGCTCCAGTTGTATTTGTGCCAATTCAAGATCAATACTTCCTTTGTATTTGCGTTGTACTTTATGATCTTATGCACATACTCAAAACGATTGAAAAGACGATTGATTGTATCCTTGTTGTAGCCTGTCTGATTTACCATTTGGCTATAACTCACCTCGTAGCATCCGCAAATATTTGTTTGCGGATTAGTCAAAAGGTATAAATAGAAATACTTATCCTCTGGTGTAAATTCATCATATACCTTGTTGTCCGTCCAGAAGGAAAGCTGTATATTTCGGTATACTGCCATTTCTGCCTCCTACCAGCTCATATATAAGCAATTCAATGGAATTTCCTCAGACTGTTCATAGATGCAGTCACGCAAACTTTCCAACACTCTTATTGCACCGTCTAGCGTTCCCCAGCCGTTCTCCGGCTCATACTGATAATATTTCGAACGGTTCGTGCGCAATTCATTTATTCCGCGCTGAACCTTTTCGATGACAAAATCACACTTATAAATGCAATCATGCCATTCTCCGTTTTCGTCTTTCTCGCCTTGCGAATAATCCCAGTCCATACACTTACGGAACATCTCTCCAAGATTATATGTTGGAGTATCATATTCCGGTGTCGCGATTGTAGGATATGCTTCACATCCTTCTGCTTTTACACGGATTTTAAGATCATAGCTCATTTTTTATCACCTCCAATCAATCATCGTATTCATATTCTTTCGTCCGCCTGTTATAATGGCTATTCGCCTTGCACCGATAATCATAACTGCCATCACTTTTTCGCAAAGGACATTCTTTACAATGCACTTTTCCATTATCATCATAAGCACTGTATTTATCACATATAGCTTGTTCACGTTTGCTTGTTATCATTCCAACACCTCGTAATTCATCACAACGGTAATAATCCTAATTTGCTCATTCTCCTTTCAACAATTCCTTAAATTTCTCAAATTGTTTCTGCGATACCTTGTTGTTTGCCTTTTCCGGCTTTAAAGACACAATCAAGTGCTTGTCAATGATGCTTGAAAGCTCCCTAGCAAGGTTTTTTCTGCCCTGGTCTATGCCGTCTCGGTATCCTTTGCTTGTCTTTTGTTCTCCGATCTGACCGTTTGAACGATTTTCGCCTTGTCCTCCCAAACTGACATTTCGGAGTTGAAAACCTGCGTCCGCATACTTTTTGATGTAGAATTTCTCTTTTTCGTCAAGCTGCTCCTTTGGAAAATTCAGAAATTCCAAATGCCAACCATAAGGATTTTTCTCAATGTCATACAGACCATGCTTGTGAATTGATAAATCAATATGCTGCTGATATCCTGTCAAGTGTCCGCAACAACGCTGAATGACGTTTACTGCCTGTCCGATATATGCGAATTTAAATCCGTTTTCATCTGTTCTCAGGAAGAAATAGATACCGCTCTTATCGTTAAGTTCCGGATTCAGCTTTAATAATCGTTCACGGTTCTTCTTCTCGATAGCGTAAATCTGTCTATAATTAGGTTTGCCCATCTACGCCTCCTCTCTATCCTGTCTCTTATGCACAGTATTTCTAACTTTTGCCATCCCATTAGTTCCTCCAACAATATAGGCTATTTCTGCATTATTTTCCTCTAACTGCGTTCGTGCACCCATGTCATTACAGATATCACACTTAATGACAATAATTTCATTTGCAGTAATTCTTTTTAAAATCTCGTTAATCTTATTTTTTGTTAGAATTTTAATTTATACCACATCCTTTACATATCTTCTAAAGTTTTCTTCCGCAAATCGGGCAAAACTTAATATTGATAAACGCTGCACGCCCAAACCTGTCGAATACCATCAATGCAGGACTTTCGCTTTCGTGTAAAAATATTTGACAGGCTTTCATATCTGCTTGAACTGCCGTCTTTTTAAGTGGTATTTCTTTGCATATAAAGTCATAATCATTTTTGAATTTTTCTACGTTGCAAAATTTACATCTTTCTTTTTTTAGAAGCGCATCAAATTTATTCTTCGTTATTGTGTCCATCAACCAATCCTTTCTTCACAATGCCTAAACAAGTATTCACAGCATCACATTTTCCATTATAATAATTTCTCAATGAACCAAAAGAATTTAAACGGTTCTTTTCTGCTTTATCTTCACAACATTCTAATTCCGCAATAACCTTGTCCACATCATAGGCTGTGGGCTGTTCATCAATATCTAACATAAAGTCTTTTGTTAATTGACAAGCAAGGGTTCTACCTTTTTCCGTCTTAAAGTAGCCCTTCATTTCCTCATAGCTCTCGCTAATGTATTTTTTGAATTTATCCGCATCAATCAGTCTTCCCATATTCTTCCTCCTTCCAATCAATTTTCTGCCCACAGTTAGATCAGTAATTAGGATACTCATCTTCTGCGGTTAAAATTACGCCTAAACACTCAGGGCATACGCTAACACGTACCCTAAGCTTTTTACCAGAAATCACCTTAACCACACTATGATGATGTTTGATCGGAACCTGTTTTTTTAATGCATCAATCGCCAATTCATAAGAATTAAGCTGCGATTGCGAATAACTGCTAAAAAGTGGTCGTTTTTTCCAGTAAAAGCATCATATATAAGAATGCGCTTAGAAAATTCAAAAATACTTTAGTGCTTCCTGTACTGTCATATACAACCTCCGCAACTTCCAATTCTAAAATCTTGTGATTGAATTGCATCAAAAATTTCCATTTGCAATAATTTATCTGTGGTGATTTTATTAAGCCATTCTTTGTTTTCCTTAATCCAATCATCACGATCTAAACCATCGTTGTAATATTCAAATTCTTCCATGTAGTATTCGTTGAAATGCCAAGCTTGATAAACCCCATAAGTGTTCATGCTATTACAAATAAGTCTATCTGGAATTTTGTCACTAACATCTTTCCCATTAACAATGATCTTCCATCTTCCAGCACATAAGTTTGGATACGCGCCACTCCATTCAGCTACTACCATACTCTATACCTCCATTTCATATTCCTATTCCTTTCAATCTCCTACATATATTTCATCATCCTGCGGAAACTGGAACACGAAACGCACTCCATAATGCACTTCTCCGCAATGCTTGTGCTCCTCTGAATGCTGGTAGCACGCTCTTAACAATTCCATAGCCTTAATAGCCTTTTCTTCCGTTGAATACTCAGCAAGAGTGAACGGATTATATCTATCATTATGATTGTATACTATAATTTGCTTTTTGCTATTATATCCTATGCTTATGTAAACCAGCTCATAAGGAACATCACACGTTCCATCTTGACTAATCACTCTCATTCTTTTTCACCTCACTTTCATCTATTAAATATTGTCTTATAAACCTACTTGCGTATTGTCGGTGCATAAGACTTCTCTCTGTCTTTCGACTTGTTGTATCTGTGCCTGTTACACGAGCAATCGTTTTTGTTTCTACATACTCTAAAGGCTCAAATACAAGGTTGTATTTTGGCTTGCAGTTAATAAACCAATACTGTGTCGGTTTCTTGTAATAGTCGCCATTTTGCGTCCTATCCTTGTCTATTATCGTAGGTTTCAAGCACCAATATGTTGTCAGATAATGTGGCTGCGTATATGGATTTTCAATAACCATTTTTAATCCTTTTCGTTTTGCCACTACAACCATTTTGCAAAGCAACACATAAAGTTCTGTTAATTCGCCTTGCAACTGAATTGAATATTCCAATTTCTGAATATCACTCCAATTCTTTTGTTGTGTTGCTTGACCTCTGAACAA